ATGGGGCGGCAGCACCTGACCGGGATCGTGCTGCCCGATGGTTCGCGCAGGCCCGGCGTCCGCGTGCGTCAGGTGAAGACGGGGCACGAGATTCCATTCCGCTGCACGCTGAGCTGGCCAGCGAGGTGGCGCACGTACCGAAGGATCAACTCACCTAATCTGCTGACCAGCTTCGGCAAGCCCTTCAGCCCGCGCGGCTTCTACAACCCGTTCCGGGACTGGTACAACATCGCCGGCGTTCCACCGGGGCGCTCACCCCACGGCCTGCGCAAGCGCTGCGGCCGCCGCCTTGCCGAGGCCGGCACCACTGCCCCCCGGATCATGTCGGTGCTGGGCCTGCGCACGTTGGCGTTCGCGGAGGTCGCTACGAGGGCGGCAGCGCGGGCGCGAATAGCGGCCGAGGGCATGGGCCGGATTGGGAACATGACTTCCAACCCTGCAAAAAACGGGCGGATAACCACCATCTTCTGAAGAGAATGGCGCGCCCGAGAGGATTCGAACCCCTAACCCTCAGATCCGTAGTCTGATGCTCTATCCAGTTGAGCTACGGGCGCCCGAGGGAATGGCCCTGGGTGATGCCGGCAGGAAGGAGAATGGCGCGCCCGAAAGGAGTGCGCTTCTCGTTGCCAGCCAACTACTTAAGCCTTCCAACCCTACAAATCGCCGCACGACAGATCAATAGGTTGCGCCTCTTTTTCCAACCCTAGAAGCCGCCGGGTAGCGACGGCCCGCCTGTTCATCCGCCGCGCCGCCCTATCGGACCTCCCGGTCACGTAGCTCCCCGCCGCCACTGAGTTCTTGCTCCGTTCTGGTTTCTGGGGAATCGTCCGGCATGACCGAAGACTACCCTCGGGCGCCCCGGCCAGCGCCTCCACCATGGCTGGGCTCGGCGATGCTGAACGCACTGGACGGAATCGCGCGGCAGGCTTTCGCCTGGGGCCGGGACGCCCGAAGCGCAGCGCAGGACGTACGTGAGCGGCTGATCGCCCTCCACCCCGCCCTGCCCATGACCATGGTGGAGGAGGCGGTGGCATGGGTCATCGGCGACGCAGAGGGGCTGACAGCCGCCCCTGCCGATGCGGCCGCCCAAGACGCACCTCGGCTCGCCACCCGCGAGGAACTCGCTCAGACCCTGTCCTACGCGCTCCGCTTCAACCTTGAAGGGAAGCCACGGCGGACAGGCCATGAACACCTGGCGCCGCTCGCCGCCGCCCAGCTCGCTGAGCATCTTCTCCGCTCGAATTTCCAGCTCATTCGCGGCAGGGCGCGGCCACGGCAGGCCCTGAGCGGTGGACGCGATGATCCTTGGTGCGCGCCGCCGATGCCGCGCGCGCGGGACTGAACGCCTTGGCTTTCGGACGCTGAGGAGATGGAGGAAGGCCTCGGGCCATGGGCAAGTCCAACAACGCCCTCGACGGCCGGCCTACCCCCGTCTCCCCGCTGTGGCATGCCGCCAATGCCCGGCTCAAGGTGACCTGCGGATGTGGGCGCCGCGAGACGTTCCTGATCGCGGACCTGTTCGTTGGCCAGCCCCGCGATGCCAAGGTCTGGCAGTTGGCAGAGCGTCTGAGATGCCACGCGTGCAAGGCCCGACCAGTGGAGACCGAGATGCTGCCGCCGATAGGATGGGGACAGTGGTGACAGCGAGGCTCTAATGTGCGGACGTTTCCAGCAGTCCAGATCCGCCGCCGAGGTGGCAGCGACCTTCAGAACCGCGGGCCCGACGCCCAACACCCGACCGTCGTGGAACATCGCTCCAACTCAGGACACGCTGGTGGTGCGGCGACACCCGGAGACGGCGGAACGCCGCCTCGACGCGTTGCGCTGGGGGTTAGTGCCGCGCTGGGCAAAGGACGCTACCGCCGGCGCCCGGGCGATCAATGCTCGAGCCGAGACCGTCGCGACGCTGCCGACCTTCCGGGACGCCTTCCGCAAGCGCCGCTGCCTGGTGCCGGCGACCGGATTCTATGAGTGGCTCGCCGCCCCAGCACCCAAGGCTCCGAAGCAGCCGTACTGCGTCGCCGCGGCCGACCGGGGCATGCTGGCCTTCGCCGGGCTGTGGGAGGGCTGGCGCTCGCCTGACGGGGAGATCCTGCGGACCTTCACCATCGTCACCACCGAGGCGAATCAGCAGCTGCGGCCGATCCACACCAGGATGCCGGTGATGCTGCGCGACGATGCATGGGATGCTTGGCTGGATCCCGACACGGAGATCAACGACCTAGCGGCGCTCTTCGGCCCTGACGCGCCGCCGGAGCTCGCCATGTGGCCCGTGTCGCCGCGGGTCGGGCGGGTCAGCGAGGATGATCCAGGGCTCGCTGAGCGGGTTGAGGTAGCAACATAGCGTGGTGTTTGGACGGTCCAGCGATGGGTCCTTGTCTCAGGTATGCGGGTCCTCGGCCAGGCGGTCGCGCGCGCGTTCCCTCCGGCGGACATAAAGTTGGCCAGCACGGACTGATGCCCAGAACTGCCAGGCGTGCACCTCACTCACTTCGCGACAGCCGCTGAGATCCTGATCGTGGCCTAGAACAGCGACTGAAGCGGCTTCGACCAGTGGAATGGTCTCATCCAGAAGCCCGAAGATGTCATCGTATATCGGCATCTCGGGCGGCAACCTGATAAGGTTGTGAGCTATGAAAGTGTCTCGGTATTTGACCAATCGGTCACGCCGCTCTTTCCGATCTTCTCGGTCTTGTTCCTCGATGCCAGCCACTAGGACGGCTAGCTGATTGCGGAAAATTTCTCGATTACGCTCCGCGCGGTTCATGTCAGGGTGCCAGTCGGCGGCGAGCTCCATTAGATTGTCGGCTACGCTTGTCTGCTGGAGCGCATGCAGCAGAGACGGAAGACTGGCACGCTCGCCTTTGCCCTTACGGCCCCGACCCTTATGGTCCCAACAGCGCACAGTCTTTATCAGCAGAGACTGCGTTAAGGAGAACCGGATTATCCCCAGTCCGTGCGCCTGCACAGTTTGATGGAAAGCCTCAATCAGATCTGTATCCGAATTTGCTGCTTCCATCATTGCGCGATCCATAATCGCGCTCTTCACGGCGAGCGATAACTGCTTCACCACGGCTTGGCACCATACAACGGGGTTGGACAAGCACCCCTCAGTTGTTAGCTCCGTTTCCATTCGATTCTTCGCGTCTGGCATCAAGCAGATCTAGGCGCCTGCCGCGGGCTGCAGTGACCGCGGCCCAAGGGACCATCGACTGCCACCCTCAGCGCCCTCTCGATCAAGTCATGGGTGATGATGTCTAAGGCCGCCCGGGATTCGATGGACGTCCCGGCCAATTCGTCGGGACCGGATTCGGCCGCCAGCTGACTGAGTTCTGTCCCTCGGAGAAAGCTTAACAGCGCCATTCGATACAGCGGTGCCGCGACAGTGGACAGCGGCGTGTGGCCGTTCTCAGTCCTCAGCATGCTCGGATTAACAGCGTTGCCGTGCAGGAACGCGTTCCTGACCGCGTACAAACGGGCGTAGAGCAAAGACGCCAAGGTGTTCATCGTGGCGGGCTGATTATCCCGCAGAGCAGGCACCAGGGACGTCCGCTCCCCGCAGCGCCTGCTCAGCCAAGGCGCGTCGTCAAGAACCTTGATCACCTGAGCACGACCGGAACCACGAGCACTACCGGTATGCACAAGGATCTCGAATGCGCTCACCCAGAGCGCGATCGTCCGTCCGACATCATAAAGGGTCGTGTCGGAGGCCGCCGTCGGCATCATGCATGCTTGGTTGGCCATATTGAGTGAACGGAATAGCGCGAGGTCGCTCCACGGCGGTTCAGCAACACCGACGGTCGCTTGCCAGCGGGCGAGCAGCACACGGAGCAGCGGTTGGTCGATGGCCAAGCTCGACAGATCGCCTTGAACAATCCCGGGGGTCACCTGCCCGGCAAAGTCCTGCCACTCATCGATGGCCGTCACCGATGGCGTGAACGCGACCAAGTGCTCTCCGTAGCGGTCGACCATCCAGGGATAGAAAGCGAAGATGTTTGAGTATGTGTTTTCGGAAGCGCGTTCGTAGACGATGGACCTGGCCCGTGCGCGCGGCACGACCGAGAGCGCGATGGCATCGCGCAGCGATGCCAAGGAGCCTCCGAGGCGAAAGAGCTCTCGGGGGTCGCCATCTGTCAGGAGCACCCCAGGGACGATGTGCCGGCCGAAGGCGTCGGTAAATGAGCCCAGGACGTGTTCGAGCGCGGGCTGGCGCCCCCGCAGCAACATGACGCGTTCATCGTCAGCCCGCACGAGCGCGGCGCCCCCAGCCTCGACCGGCTCACGCACCTCGACGTTCGGCAGGATAGCAACCGGAGTCCAGTCAGGCACAGTCATGCAGCTCCACCAAGCCATCACTGTCGTCCATCAACTTGCAGGCGCAGAACGAATCTGACAATCGCCCAGAGGAGGGCCACACGATCCGCTACCTCACCGCTCCATCTGGCTGGCCGCGCTGGCTGGAGTGGCTGGCGTCCGCCGCAGCCTTCGCGCACGCTGGCAACTTGACCGCACAGCGAGCGCGGTAACCTCGGTCAGGCCAAGACGCGCGTCACCCCCGCCATTGCCCACCCCGCCCGCGAGGCAGAGCAGAGAATGCGCATAACGTGCGTATTTTGCCTTGCCACACAACCGAAGATATGCGCATATTATGCGCATGAAGACACGGGACGTGATTAAGGCCCTTGAGGCCGACGGGTGGGTCGAGGCGAAGGCCAAGGGTGGTCACCGCCAGTACACCCACCCGACCAAGCCGGGCCGCGTGACTGTCCCGTTCCATGGCTCCAATGCCGACCTGCCGACCTTCGTGGTCGCCTCCATCGAGCGGCAGTCCGGCCTTCAACTAAGGAGGCGCTAATGCCCTTGCGCTACTATCCAGCCCTTCTCCAGGCCAATCCGAGCGGCATCGGCTTCGGCGTGATCTTCCCCGACCTGCCCGGCTGCGTCAGCGCCGGCGATACCGCCCAAGAGGCCTCGGTGGCGGCAGCGGAAGCGCTCGCCCTGCACATCGAAGGCATGGTGCAGGATGGCGAGACTCTGCCAGAGCCCTCCTCCCCGGATGCGCCACTGCCAGATTGGCTGGCTGGCGATGACGTCGGCGGCCCTTACACCGTCGCGCTGATCCCAGTGGAGATCCCGGGCAAAGCAGTGCGCGCGAACATCACCATGGATGAGGCTCTCCTGGCGCGCTTGGACGCAGCAGCAGCTGCAGCCGGCACGTCGCGGTCAGGCCTGATCGCAGAGGCAGTGCGGGAGCGGCTTCGGCGAGACAGGGCGGCCTGAAGCCAACGGGCGCACCGCAGGCAAAATTGCGAGGTCACAAGCGTGCTTTCCGACATCTCGGCCTTGTATGAGAAGGTTCTGTCGCAAGGGAGCGTACCGGTCTATGCGGCCCTGGCAGGTGCCTCCTATCTCGCGCACAGCATCGTGCCGCACGAATGGCGGTGGATTGCAGAACTCTCAATGATCGTCTTCGCGGCGCTCGCAATCGGCAAGGCGCTGGACGCTATCAACAAAATAGTCCGCAGGTACCTTGCGCGGCGTGATATGGAATCCCGGCGCGCAGCTAAATCTGAAGAGGAGAAACGCAGAACTGAAGCAGAGGAAGCCAGAAGGCAGAAAGAGACCGAAGAAGGACGGGCCAATGTATTGCGGCGCCTGGAATATCTTGGAGAGGACGAGAAGCTTTTTATCACACGCGCGCTTCGATCGAAATCACAGACGCTGTTCTGCTATATCTACTCCCACCCTGGACGGAGCCTAGAAACTAAGGGGTTGGTGATATCGGGCGCCGGTACAGGTAACCAAGACTACTGGCCGTGGATATTTCCCGATTTCGTGTGGGAAGAATTACTGAAGCGCCGCGACCAGTTCCTGCAGGACGTTGATCAAATTGAGCAGGCGAAGAAAGGGCGTGGCCGCAGGACTTGACGGCAGTCGAGCTGCAGCTACGCCACCCCCATCACCTCCTGCGCCGCCCAGCGACGCTGACGGTCCTCCAGCCCATTCGTCCCGCCATTGATCCGCTTGCTGATGCTGTCGAAGGCGCCGGCGTCGGTGAGCTCGTTGCAGCCCATCTCGGACCACCAGCGCGCCGCACTCTCGGCCGCGCCCTCGCGCGTTTCGAGGTAGCCCGCCACCTCCGCCAGCCGCAGGCCCGGAGAGAAGATGATGGGAGACGCTGACGCCCGGCTGGCCCAGCCCCTGGCAGCCTAGGTGGACGCCACACAGGCCTTCCGGGAGCGGACGGTGGAGGATCTAGCCGAGCTACCCCGCAACCGGCTCCTCGATCTCGATAGCGCGGAACGGGCGCTTGGGGAGCTGCGGGATGCCCTGAAGGCTGCGGCAGCCGCCCGCCCGCTGCAATGATCCGACCAAACCCACGGTTGCATTCAAACCTGCACGTTGCCAAAGTTGGACGGATTGGATGACGCGGCCCGCGTCGCCCGCCCGATTGGGGAATGCGCGTGCCAGAGTTGCGAGAGATGAGGCCCCGAGACTGCATCTACGCTGCAATCACGGCGTTCCTGATCTGCATCGCGGGGCGGGAGGCGCTGCGATACGCAGCCCACCACTGGGACGAGTTGCCGCTGGCTCAGTGGCAGGCCAAGCAGCCAGACCTAGCGCGGCAGGACACGAACGGCGGCTAGGCCACTGCTGCCAGCGCCTACATCTCCACTGGTCTCACCAGCAGCCACACCATCATGAGGCCACCATCGCTTCGGCCTTGGCCCGCTGGCGATGGGTGAATTCCACCAGGCTGCACCCACGTAGTAGGATCGCGCCCTGTGGAGCGGAGAGGGGCCCGGGGTGAAGAGGATTAAAAAGGAGCTGCGCGCGCTAAAGCGTATCTCTAAGACAAACCCGCTGTCCGTCCTGCTCCGTATCTTTATTTATGGAAGGATTGGTAGGCGGGCCGTCCTGCCGGTCAATGTCCTCGGGCAGGACATATACATCAGAACCACAACTTCCGACTTGGAAGTCGCAGTTTCGTCGCTTGGCGGTGAATATTCCTGCCTGGACCGTGCTTATCCAAAATCGCATATGGGGCTGATCATCGACGCCGGCGGATACATCGGGACTGCTGCCATTGCCCTGGCGGAGATGTATCCCAACGCGACCGTCGTTTCCATTGAGCCAGCCCAAGAGAACTTCGAGCTTCTAAAAAGAAACACCAGACGTCACGCGAATATCGTCGCTCACAACGCCGCCCTCCTTCCACATTCAGAGGGCGGGCATGTCGATCTAATGAACAGAGGCACGGGTGAGTGGGGCTTCACCGTAGTAGAAAATCCCGCGGACCGGCCAGCGCAGTTCATTCAGAAGGTCGAGGCGATCTCCCTTGACCGTCTAATAGATCTTTATGGCTGCGATCGAATTACGATCTGTAAGATGGATGTTGAGGGCGCTGAGCACAGGCTCCTGATGCGACACAGTTGGTTAGAGAAGACCGACATATTGATGATCGAGCTGCACGAGAGGATCGTGCCGGGCTGCGAGCAGGTATTCGAGGATGCCACCAAGGGTCGGTTCACCTATTCCGCCGGCGGCGAGAAACTGGTCTCGGTTGGGAAGAACTACTTTCTTCCGGTGCCTTGCACAGCTGTCGTCGAAGGGGTGCCCGGCTAGCGGATCCTCGGCCAGAGCTACGCCACCCCCGCCGCCTCCCGCGCCGCAGCCCAGCGCCGCTGTCGGTCCTCCTTCCCGTTCGTGCCGCCGTTGATGCGCCAGGTGATCGCGTCGAAGGCCCCAGCGTCCGCAAGCTCGTTGCAGCCCATCTCAGTCCACCAGCGCGCCGCACTTTCGGCCGCGCCCTCGCGCGTCTCGAGGTAGCCCGCCACCTCCTCCAGCGGCAGGCCAGTCCAGCCGGCCACCCGCTCATAGGCCTCGCGGCCGGTATGCTGGATCAGCCCCCTCCCCCGGAACGCCCAGCCATCGCCGGTGCCGGCCGGGCGATTGCCCATGCGGCCGCCATAGGCGATCTCGGCGATCTGCAGCTGCTCCGCCGGATGGCCCGGCCGGCGGCCCAGGCGCCAGGCAAGATCCGCGTCGAAGCGGCTCGGCCAGACCAGTTGCAGCGCCTCCGGCGTGTAGTCCAGGCTCTCGACGAGGAGGAGGAAGCCACCCGATTCATGCCCCACCTGCGCCAGGAAGGCCGCCAAGCGCCCCCGGGTGGTGATGCTGTGGGTGCGACAGGCCGGGGCCAGCGCAACGGCCCAGGCCTCGGCCACTTGCACGCCAAGGGCCCGCAGCATGGCGGGCGTGGGGCGCACTAGCTCCGGCGCGGCGACGGCATCGCCAATCGCCACCACCGGAATCGCGGCGTGGCCTGGCGGCAGTGCAGCCGGCGCCGCGGGCGCTTCCCGCAGGCCGAGGAAGGCGGAGAGGCGGGCAAGGAGCGTCATCGCCGCATCCCTCCCAAGAGGGAGCGCAACGCCTCGTCCTTGCGCGCGGAGCCATGGGACGAGCCCAGCCAGAAGTTGATCACGCTCTGGAAGCCGACGATGAGCCCGCCGACGATGATGTTGGCGATGTCCCTGGAGCCCTCTGGCACCGCCCTGGTCAGCACCGACCAGGCCACCACGCCAAAGGCAATGGCCACCAGCACCGACACCACGGGCGCACCCCAGGCGATGCGCGATCCGGTCTGCGCCAGCGCGATTGTCTGACTTCGCGCGCTGGCCACGTCGGCGAGCCGCGCCAGCAGCTCGTCGCGCTCCGCCTGGCGCTGCACCTTCTCCAGATCCGCGGAGATCTCGGCGAGCCGGATACGGAGCTGCGCCGCCACCTGTGGGTCCTGGATGGCGGCGAGTGCCGCCTCCGGCGTGTCGGCCCCAGTGATGGTGCGCACCGTGTCAACCACCCGCGCCGCCGTGTCGCCGGCCTTGTCGCCGGCGAGCCAGCGCAGCGCCTCCGGCGCGAGCACGCCGATCAGCGGGAGCCATGCTGCGAGCATGCCCCTGTCCTCCTGCAGATTGTCGGATTGCCGCCTGCCCGGCGGCGGGGTGCTACTGCTTCGGCAGTCCCAGCCGGCTGCGAACGATCGCTCGCGCCAGATCGGCGATCGCCGCTTGTCCCAGCATCCCGACCACGAAGGCCGCGGCGTAGCGGCCCCACTCGTCCTGCACGCCAAAGGTCGCAGCGCCAGCCCAGCCGGCGGTCCCGATGAGCAGGCCAGAGGCCGTCTTGGGCACCAGTGCCCAGGTAAACTCGCGATCAGTGTTGCTCAGCTCGCGCGCCAGGGCGCCGCCGGCCCCGGCCAGCGCGCCGGCAGAGAGCTGCGGGAGCATATCCGCCCATCCAAGGTCGCTCATGGCTCTACAGCGCGTTGATGTAGCGGCTGGCGAGGAAGGCCAGAGGCAGCGGCGTGCCGCCGGTGTAGGGCGTCCAGAGCCCGTGGTTGGTCCGGTTCTCGGAGATCAGGAGGACCCTGCCGTCCGGCAGAGTGAGGCCGCGGCGAAAGTTGAAGCTGCCGATTACGCCGTCCGTCAAAGCACCATCTGAAAACACGTCCGTCGCCGGGTCGTAGATGATGATCTTCGCGTTCTGCTGCGGCAGCATCGCCGCCCGCCCGTCGCGCAGCGGCACGATCGCGCACACCTGCGCGGTGCTTCCGTCGGAGCCGTGGGTCCCGCCGACCCGGATGGTGTTGGCCGCGACGTTCCAGAACCGCGCGTTGGCGCCGCCCTGTGGCCCCAGCAGGATCTCCCCGCGCGTCGGCAGCCACAGACCGCTGGAGAACAGCTGCCCGCCGCTGCTTGGCCCGGCGATCACAGAATTGGTGGAGGGCCGGTAGCGCTGGCAGGGCAACGCGCTGTTGAGGGTGATCATCGCCACGTCGCCGTTGGGCAGCAGGAGCGCGGCGTTGAATGGCCGGTAGCCATGCGCCCCGAGCCCCGCCACGCTGGCGCCGAAGGTCAGCGTATTGCTGCGCCAGTCGTAGATGCCCATGGCCGCGCCAGCACCCGGCGCGAGGTAGACCAGGTCATCCTGCCCAACCACCGCCGCGCTGAAGGCCGGCGTGCTGGTGTTCGGCAGCGTCAGGCCATGCTCAGGCCCATTGCTGAAGATGTTGCTGACCGGATCGTAGATCAGCAGCCGCGTGTGCTGGTTCGGCACCAGCAGCACCCTGCCATTCGGCAGCAGCACGCCGCACGTGAAGTAGGGCGCCGCGCTCGCCGCATGGGTAGGCGGCGTCGTGGTGTCGAGCGTATCGGCGCCGGGCGTGAAGATGTGCGGGCGAATGGCGCTGCGCGGCACCATGAACACGCGCCCATCCGTCATCAGCACGCCTTGCGCGTGCGGCGGCGTGCTACCGCCCCGCGCCGGGCCAGTGGCAAAGCTGTCGACCCAGGCCGCGGAGCCGGCGACCGCCTCCACATCCTGCTGGAGGACGCGGAAAGGGAAGAAGGCGCGCGTGCGCGCGCCATCGACCGGTGCGATCTGCATGCCCGTTACTCCGAGATCAGGGTGTGCGTGACGGAGCCGGCACCAGCGACGACGCTGGCCTCCGGGATCGTAGCCAATCGGATGTTCTTGATCCCGCTCACGTTCTGGCCGCGCCCCTCGTCGAATGCGACCAGGACATTCCCGCCATCGTCGAAGTCGAGGCTGGGATAGCTCGGCGCGCGCGTGGTGCTCGGCCAGAGATTGTAGGAGTACGGCCAGGTCGCGCCGTCATCCTCACTGAGCGCCAGGGTGAGGTTGCCGCGCACCGGTGGCGAGCTGCCGCAGACGCAGGCTACAAGCCGGCCGGTGGGGCTGCGGTTCACCGCATCGCGACTGTCGGACGTGGGGGTGAAGCCGCCCCACAGCGCAGGCGACGCCCAGCTGCGGCCCGCATCGGTGGTGCTCAGCGCGAAGGCGCCGCTATTGGTCCGACGCAGCCCCCACAGCGCATTGCCGCCAAGAGCGACCAGCGCGGTCTCGTTGTAGTCCCATTCGGCAGGATCAGCCGGCTCGGGGATGATGGCGATGACCTCGAACCACGGGCCGAGCGGGTCGTCGAGGTGGAGCCGACCGAAGCGCGAGCCGGCGCCGACGACGGGGCTTGGCCCCGCATAGCCGCCATGCTGCGGCCAGACGTCCAGGACCCCGTGAGGCTGGCCGTTGAAGGCGAACGGGCGGCCCGGCACGCCGTGGCCGATGAAGGCTGGCGCCGTCACCTCGAAGCGCAGCGAGGACAGCGGATTGTTGATGGCAGCAGCGAAGCACGGCAGCCACAGGTCGTGATCTTCCGAGGCAGAGCTGCCGGCGCCGGCGTAGAGGACCCACAGCCGCCCGTACCACACGAAGAGCTGCGGGTCGAAGAGACGATCCTGCGCCATGTCGTTCGGCTGGATGTGCACGGCCTCGGTCCAGGTCGCGCCGGCATCGTCGGAGTAGGCGAGGATGATGTAGGTCCCCTCCTGCTCCCCGTATGGGTTGCCGAGATTGCCGTCCCAGCCGAACCAAGCACACCACAGCCGGCTGCCGACGCGCGCGATGGCCGGGATCATCTGGTGGGTGCGCGCCGCGTAGGGCCGCAGCGCGGCGCCCTGCAGCACGATGCCGGGACCGGTCAGCGTGCCGCCCAGCGGCGCGGGGCGCGGCGCGGCCTGCAGGTGCACCGCGCCGGCGCGATGCGCCAGGGCAGCCGCCGGCAGCAGATGACTGGCAGCGGGCACATGCAGCCGCACCGTGTGGCTCTGGGTGTCGAGGCCCAGCAGTTCCACCTCGGCACCCAGTGCCGCAGCGGCACGCTCTCCGTCAGGCAGGCTGACGAGCAGCCGGCTCTCCCCGAGCACGACCTCGCCGGGAACCGTGAGCTCGTCCACCTCCGCCTGCGGTACCGCGAAGGAGTAGCCCTCGCCCAGCCGGAAGGCCCGCGCCTCATCATCAAGCACGAGCCCGTAGCGGAGCGTGAAGGTGGCCGGATCGACAAAGCCAGCCACCAGCGCGCGCTTCGCGCCCGGCGCCAGGTTGAGGAAGGCCGGACCGCCCTCCGCATCCATCACCAGACCACCAGGCGCGCTTATGGCGGGCGTGGTGCCGTTGATCGCAGCTGCCGCGGTGATCACCGCCTCGCCTGCCACGGAGACCGCAACGTCGCGCGCCTGGTCCGCCGCAGCCCGGGCCGCACCCGCCTCGGCGCTACTGGCGCCGGCCGCCTCCGAGGCCATGGCAGCGCTGGCCGCGTGATCCTCCGCCGCTCCGGCCAAGGTCCTGGCGGTTTGCGCCGCCTCCTCCGCCGCCGCGACCGTCGCGTGCATTTCCGCGAGGTCCTCGGCCGTCACCAGGGAGTCGACCAGGTCCTGCACGCCGGACGCCAGGGCCGCGGCGGCCTCGGCCTTCTGGCGCTCCGTCAGCCCGGCCGCGGCGGCCGCGGCGGCTGAGCTCGCCAGTTCCTTCGCGGCGTCGCGCGCGGCGGCGGCGGCGGCGGAGTCCTCGCTGGTGGCGAGGGCGTAGGCTTCCGCCTGGTTGCGCGCGGCCGTCGCAACGCCAGCCGCCGTCTCGGCGCTGATCGCGCTGGTGGCGGCGGATGACGCGGCGCCCTGGGCGGCATCGCGCGCGGAGATCGCAGTGCCCGCCGCTGCGCCGGCCCCCTCGGCACTTGTGGTGGCCGCGGTTGCTGCGGCCTCGGCGTCATTGCGCGCCGCACCAGCCTGGCCCGCCGCGCCCTCGGCTGCTGCCTGGGCGCCGCCGATGTCCGTCAGGATCGTTGCCTTGGCCCTGTCGGTGATGGCCTGGACGGTCAGGGCGACAGTCTGGCCGCCCTGCACGGCGGGCAGCAGCGCGTCATCCTCGGCCTCGGCCGGGCGGTCCAGGCTGCTCAGGGTGACAGTCGTGAGGCTTCCGGACATGTCAGGCCATCACCAGCGCGCGGCCGTCCTCGGTGAGGAGGGCGGCGAGGCCGCCCGTGGGCAGCATTGGGTCCGGCACCGGGGCGGCGGCGATGCCGCTCGCCTCCACCTCGAAGACCGTCTTCGTCAGCTCCTGCGCCGGGGTGCCGGAGACAGCATAGGCGGTCCACTCTCCGACGAGGGCGGGCGTGATGCGTGCATGGGCCTTGCCGGTGCTGGCGAGCGTACCCGCCAACTCCAGCCAGTTGCCGGCGGGATCACGCAGGCGGAACAGCACGCCGCCAATCGCGACCGGCGCCGAGGTGGCGTCGAAGGCCTCGAGCGCGAGCAGCACGCTGCCGCCGGCCAGGACGCGGGGGCGCACATGCTGAGCGCCGTCGATCGTCAGGCGCACGCGAACCACGGGGAGCGCATCGGGCATGCGAAGTCCCTCCTCTTCAGATGGGTGGAGGTGGTGGAAGGCGGGCCGAATGGCGTCAGGGCGCCGGGCCGAGATCCTCGGGCCAGAAGGCGCGGAGCTGCTCCGGCGTTGTGGCTGCCTCGATCTCCGGCGCGGCGGGGGCGTCACGCAGGACCTGCTTCTGCGCGGCGACGGTGGCCTTGGCCGCGGCGTCGCCGTCCTCATCCGCGCGCTGGTACGCGATGTCGAGCACCGCCAGCACGGGGGCGCGTGCCTTGCGGATGCGATTGCGCCAGACGTCGCGCGCCCGGGCGATGTCGATGGTGATCATGCCTGCACGTCCTCCGGATTACCGGTGTTGACGGGGGCGCCGGTGAAGTCCGCCGTCCACGCGTCGCGAAACGTGGGGTCCGTCGGGATGGCCGCGTCTTCCACCACTCGATAGGGCGAACCCTCAGGCACATCCTTCGCGATAATCTCGGCCAGCGTCATGGGTCGGGAATGGATCACGCGCACCGGCGGCACGTCGTCGCCCTCGCCCGGCACCAGTTCGTCCCAGGAGATCCGCGCATTCGGATCAGGGATCAGCACGGCGATGCCGCCCGTGCCGTTGGGGAAGATCACCCGCATGGGTCCACCTCAGACAATGATGGCAGTGATGACATTGAACTCGCCGGCGCCGGTGCCGCCGATGCGGACGGCAGACGCCGTCATCAGCAGGGGCGCACCGGCGTAACCGCCGACGCCGATGATCTTGGCGGGCTGCTGGGCGGAGCCGCTGTCGGTCCAGCCCAGGGATACCGCGTAGTTGCTATCGCTCAGCGCCGTCGCGAAGTTCAGTGTGTAGTCCCCGCTCCCATTATCGGTGACCGAAGAGATGTTGTAGGAGCGCCTGATGATGTTGTTGATGCCATCATAGTTGATCATGGCCTTGACAACATTCATGGCGCCGAGGATCTCGCTGCCCGTATTGGTCGTAGCAAGGCGGAGATCATAGTCGTCACTACCCGGCACCTTGAGGTCGAGATGCGCGATCTGTCCCGCCGGCGCGCCGATCTCCACACCTGACGGGCCGCTGGTCGAGGTGAACTGGGCGTTGATGATTGTGTGCGTCACGCTGATGCCACGTGCGGTGATCCCAGCCGTCACCGACAAGCTGTCCACCGCGGCCGCCCCTGCCAGCGTTAAGCTGGCTGCCGAGGCGGCCCCGCTCACCGACAAGCTGTCCGCAGAGGCCGTGCCCTCTATGTCGACACCGGTGCCGGTCGCCCGCAGCCGTTCCACCCCATTCGCAACCATCGACAGGGTGTTCGCCCCGCCGATCTGCGCGAGGCCGGTGTTCACGTCGCCCGTCACATACAGCCCGGGCGCGGCTGCGGAGCCGGCCGGGAAGGATGCCGGGCCCGTCAGCACGCGCGCCGCAACGGTCCAGGTGCTGACGCCATCGCTTACCAGCGTCACGCGCTCGCCGACGGCAAGGCTCAGCGAGGTCGCGCCATCCACCAGGTCGGTGCCGGCGCGCTGCACTGTGACGGCGTTTGCGGATGTGGAATCGCTTCGCACCAGGGTGATGCGCAGGGGGCGGCCGTTCGCCGCCACCGCCGAGGGCAAGGTGATGGTGCGGCTGCCGGACGCGGCAGAGACTGTCACCAACCCGGCGTGGTCCGCGGTGAGCGTGGTATTGGCGCTCAGGCTGGTGGCATTGCCGCCGCAGAGGCGCCGGATCGCCTGGGCAAGTTGCCCATAGCCGGTCTTGCTGGCGGCAAGCCCGACATTGTCGAGCACGCCGCGCAGCAGCTCCTGCACCAGGTTCAGCCAGGATGCGCGGACGCGGGTGGCCGGCACGCCGGTGGAGGGATTGCCGCCAGTGAAGTAGCCCTGCGTGCCCGCGGACTCGGGCGTCGGCAGCTCTGCGGCGGCGGTCGGATCGTCGATGCGGAACATGCGTCATGCGCTCCCGTAGGCAAACTGCAGCACGGTATGGGCGGGGCGGAGGCGACCGAGCACGCACTCCAGCGCCGCATTGCCGAAGTCGAGCAGCGGCTCATCCGCGGCGGAGAGCTCGGCGCGGAACTCCACCACCGTCGTCTCCTCGGCGCGCACCCGCCAGGCATGGGCCCAGGGCTCGTCCAGCACCGGGTCGTCCGCCTCGAAGTGGTCGACGTCGAGCGGGCGGAACTCCTCGATGGTGATGGCGAAACCGAGCGCGGCGGCGACGTCGATGAAGTATTGCCGGCTCTGCCCGCCACGCTGGCCGATGCGAGAGACCAGCGCGGCGCGGCGCGCCTGCAGCGTCTGCTCGTCGGGCACGCAAGGATCGGGCAGGCCATAGGTCGCTTCCCATGCCGCCAGCAGCTCGGTGGCCTGGGCGGGATCGGACTCGATCTCGCTGAGGTCACCGGCCCGGGCATGCAGCCGCGCATGGGTGGCGGCAAGGCCGGACAGCGCCTGCGCCAGCACCGTGTCCGGATCGCGCGGCCAGGCGGCGCCCCGGGGCAGCAGCGCCAGCAGCGCGGCCAGGAACTCCGCCTCGCCGAGGCTCGCCGCCGTGCCGCTCATGCGAAGGTCACCGCGCCGAAGGTCGCGATCACCCCGCTGGCGTGGGTCACGTCGGCGGCCGGCGCCGTCATGGTGTGCCAGTTCTCCCCGGCGGCGCGGCCGACCGCCTCGATCAGGCGGGAGCGGCGGATGGTGCCGCCGGGCTCGGCGTCGCGCAGGATCTGGGCCCGCAGTTCCTCCTCGACGCGGCCGCGGACGGCGGCGGTGTCGGGGTTCAGTCCGCCGATGGTGATGGCGAGAGGCGCCGGCGTGGGCGCGAAGACCAACACATCGGCGGTCACCGGGCGGAGCGGGTCGATATGCGCCTGCACCTCGGCGACCTCGGCCGGGCTCGGGATGACATCCGCCCGCCCACCCTTGATGAAGGTCAGATTGACCGTGCCGGCGCCGCGCGCGAGCGGGGTGCACCAGGCGCGGGTGACGCCCGGCACCTCCATCGCCCAGGCCACGTAATCGGCCGCCGCGCCGCCCTGCGGCGGGCTGGAGAGGCGGGCGCGCAGGCGCTCCCGCAGCTCGGCATCCGCCTCGGCCGGCGCGCCGCCGGCGAGGCCCGGCGCCTGCACCGTCGCGGTGCCGAGCACGCCCGGGATGGCGGTGGCCAGGGCCAGGCTGCCGCCGGCGGCCAGGTCGCCGGCCTCGCCGGCCTCTTCGGCCTCCACCGCCGCCAACGCAGCGCCGGCGGCGATCGCGGTCTCGGCCTGGGTGAGGTAGGCGGCGCCGTCGCTGCGCACCAGGCGGGTGCCGGCCGGGATCGCCGCGCCGTCGGTGCCGAGGAACTGCACCGTGCCGGTGCTGGCCGCGGCGGGCCGGCGGGTGATGCCAACCAGGCGGCACCACCGCTCGAGGTACTCGGCCTCGGCCGTGACCGGGATGAGCTGGCCGACCATCCAGTCGAGGTAGGCATACTGGTGGTGCAGCAGCCCGGCATAGACATCAGCCAGCACGCCCAGCACGCTGCGCGCCAGCGCCGGATCGGCCCCCGGCAGGCGCGCCGCGATGGCGCCGCGCGCCTGCTCCCGCAGGGCGGAGAGGGTGGGACGGTTGAAGGCAGTCATGCGATCCCCTCGGCGGCCCAGGCGAAGTCGAAGGTCACGTCACCCTGCGCACCGCGGCGCAGCGTGACGGTCAGGCGAAGCTGATCCAGGCGCTCCCCGCCCCATTCGGCCGCGACATCGACGGCGGAGGCGACGCCGTCGCGGAGGATCCAGGCCAGCGCCTCCGTGGCGCATTGCTCGGCGCGGCGACGCGTCTCCTCGGTCCGCTTGGACCGCGCGAGCAGCCAGAGGCGGGAGCCGATCGGATCCGGCTCGGCGTCGGGCGAGGCCGGCATGTCGCCCCACCAGCCGCGGCGGTCAGTGCCCGCCCCGTCGGGCAGCGCGTCATCCTCCCGCGCAAGGCGATCGGTGAAGAGGCTGAGGGCGATGGCGCTGCGCAGTCCGCCCTCGTCGCGCGCCAGGTCGCCGGCCACGACCTGCCAGTCCGCCCGCAGCTGGCGGCTGTCCCAGACGACGGCGATGTCCATGAATCGCTACTCCGCGAAGACCTTGGTGGAGGCGGCGTTGTTGGCGAGGCGCAGGGGCTGGCTGGCGCCGGCGCTGCCGAGGCGGATCTCCGGCGCGTCCAGCACCACCGGGCCGGAGGCGGTGATGGTGACCTTCAGCGCGCCGGCAATTTCGATGCCGTCATCGCGGAAGACCACGCGCTGGCCGCGCTCGTCCTGCACGCAGATCTGGCCCGGCTCGGCGTCGGTGACGCGCAGACCGGGATCGTCGGCGGCCACCGCCACCAAATGGCCGCGCAGCCCGCCCACCTCGAGCACCAGCACCTCGGCGCCAGGCTTCGGCACCATGGTCCAGCCCATCGGCTGCAGCAGTTCCACGCGCGAGCGCGTCTCGCCGCCGAGCAGCGTCAGGTCGCAGATCACCCGGCCGCCGCGAACCCGAGCGGCGGTGACGGAGCCCCGCGTCGCGACAGGGCCGAGGGTGGCGGAGCGGTCTCTCATCGAGCGGACCTCACGCCGGACCACTGGTCGCCGCCCGCGCCGCCGCCGCGGCGAGCGCGGTAGCTAAACGGCTCCGGCGTCAGCGCCTCGGGCGGCGTCAGCACCAGCTCCGTCAGCCGCCCCTGCTCCACCGATGCGTGGAAGGTCAGCGCCACCACCAGCATCTCCCGCTCCAGCTGCAGGCGCGGGATGCGCGCCATCACCAGCTCATTGACCTGCCAGAGCCGGCCGTCGCCCTGCCGCCAGCCCTTCACCGTGACGGTGCAGCGCACCGCCCGCGCGGCGGCGGTCTTGGCGGCCCAGGCGGCCCGCGCCGTGGCGGAGGCGGCATCGGCCGCGCCCTCGGCCCGGAAGATGCGGGGCCGGTAGCGGGGCACGGTCGCGTCCTCGGCCGTGGCCTGCACGGCCGGCTGCGGGCCGGCGCCCGGGCGCCCAGTGCGGTCCTCATCCTCCGCGTCGCCGTCGCCCTCCCGGTCCCAGGAGACGGCGGAGGGCTGCTGCGCCAGCACCAGGTAGCGGGAAAAGCGCTTGGCGCCGTTCAGCTCCGCCTCGGCGGCCTCGATGTTCTGCCCCAGCACCAGCTCCGTGCTGGCGCGGCGGTCCTGGGTGGCGCGGGTCAGCACCAGCCGCCCCTGCGGGTCATCGGTGGCGAGCACGGCGCGCATGCGGGCCAGGCGCTCGATGGTCTCGTAGGCGGTGTCGCCGCGGTCGAAGCCCTCGACCGGGAAGGCGGCGCCGGCGTCCACCTCCTCCACCACCTCGATGCCGAAGGGCGCGCAGAGGGCGCGGGCGATGGCCGGCAGGGTGGATCGGCGGAACTCGGTGCCGGCGATCTCCGGCGTGCAGTCGACCAGGTCACAGGTCTTGCTGCGGCCGGCGACGGCGACGGTGGCGCGGTCCGCATCGATCCCCGGCGCCACCCGGTCGATGTAGCCGGTCAGCACCAGGTCGCCGCCCTCGTCCCCCAGCAGCAGCTGCATCGGGTCGAAGGGTTTCAGCTGCCAGGTCGCGGTCAGGCCGGGCCAGCTCTCGGCGATATCGAGGCTGAAATCCGCCGCGGCCCGGTCCAGGGCGCGAGTGATGCGCAGGCTGGTCCAGCCCAGGTAGCGCTGCCCGTCCACCAGCAGGACCGGACGGTCGCGGTCCGCCGCCGCCGGCAGAGCGCCGCTCATGGGCGCAGCCTGACGCCGGCGAGCGGCATGAAGGCCGGGTGGCGGGGCGCGTTCAGCGCCACCAGCTCGGCGGCCCGGCCGGCATCGGCGTGCAGGCGCTGCGCCAGGGCGAGCGCCGGCAGCGGGCCCGGCATGGCATAGGCGATGCGGCGCGGCAGCCTTGCGGCCGTATCGGTCAGGTGCCGGCGGCACTGCACGCTGAGGGCCCGAAGCGCGATGATCAGCTCGTCATCCCCCTCCGCGCCGCGGTCCGCCGCCACGTCGATCCGCTCCTCGAGCACGCGCGCCAGCCAGTCCCGCGCGGCGAGCACGGCATCGGCGTTGCTCCACGCCGCCTCCACCAGGGCCTGCGCGGCCGCGGCAGCGGCCGCATCCCGGGCGAGATCGGCGAGCCGGGCCGTGTCATCCGGATCCACCAGGGCAGGCAGCCCCGCGCGGGCCAGCAGCAGCGCGCCGAGGGCGCCGGGATCGGCCGCATCATCCCGCGATGCCGTGGCCAGCTCGGCGGCGCCGCTGCCGGTCACTGCGGGCGTCGCTGCGGCGACAGCCGGTGCGGCGGCGAGCGCCTGATACGGGGCGGTGGCGCGCGTGGCGGTGCGGCTGGGGTCGGTCGCGTCATCGGCCAGCAGTTCGCGCACGGCGAGCCGGGCAGAGGACAGATCGAGCCCCGGCAGGCCGAGATAGTCGCGCGCGAAACCCTCAGCCTCGCCGGTCAGCCAGGACAGGGTCGCATCGCGGATGAAGCCGCCGATGTCGCCGCGGGCGGCGCGGAACAGGGCATAGCCGATCCGAGCCACGCGCAGCACCTCGCCCACCTGCCGCAGCGCCAGGCGGAGCTGGTCCGGCTCCCGCCGCGGCGCGGGCCGGCTGCTCTCCTCCACGAAGGAGATGTCGAAGGCGCAGATGCCGCCCTCGCGCAGCGATTCGCTCCAGGTGACGCTCTCGCAGCGAACCTGCAGCTCGCCCTTCAGCGGCAGCACCAGGCTGCCGACACCGGGGACATCCTTGCAGGCGGCGATCAGCGCATCCCGCGCGGCCTGGTAGTCCTCGCCGATCACGTAACCGGTGACGGTAAAGCGGGAGACGTCCCGCCCCAGGTCCTCGAGCTTGGGTTCCTCGGCCAGCGGGAAGCGGTGCACCACGATGGCGCGGCCGCCCTTGCCCAGCTCCTCCTGCACGAAGAAGGGCACGCCGCGGAAGCTGGCGCGGCGGAGGTTGGCGCGCCAGCTCATGGCGTGGCCCCAAGGCGGGCATAGCCGACGTCGAGCTCGACCGCTGGCCGCAGCGTACCGCGGCGGCGGGTCTCGACGCGGGCGTTGCGCGGCAGGTCCTCGAAGCGCACCACCACCTCGGTCGGCTGCGAGGCCGGAGCGGCAGCACCACCACCGCTGGCCGGGGGCGCGTAGAGCTGCGGCAGGGCGCGGGGCGCGCCGGGATAGATGACCGGCGCGCCGGTGTCGGGATCGATGGCGGGCCCGTCGTAGACGCCGCCGGCGCGGCCGCGGTCGCGAAGGTTCCCGCGCTGCTCCTGCTGCCGGGCAGGGTCGCTGCCGCTGCCACCCGGTTCCAGCGACCGCAGCAGATTGCGCACCGCCTCGATCTCGCGCCGCAGGCGGCTGAGGAAGCGGCCCACCCGGCCCGCGATGCCGTCCCAGAGATCGGCGAAGAAGCTGCGCACCGGATCCCATGCCTCGATCAGCAACGTCGCGGCGAGGGCCACCGCGCCGACGATGAGCAGGAACTTGCCAAGCGCCAGGATGATCGGCGCCAGTGCCACCACCGCGATCACGATCAGCACCCGCCGCCAGCCGCCGAGCTGCTGCACCACGCGGTTGACCATGGCGGCGAATTCCGAGAACTGCTCGATCAGGCCGGCCAGGTCGATCCGGGCCAGCGCCGTGGCGATGCCGGTGACCCATTCCGTGACCCTCGTAGCGATCAGGTCCCGGTTGGCGGCGATCCAGGTGGCGAACTGCTCCAGCAGCGGTGCCAGCGCCGGGGCCAGCCGGACCGCGATGGCATCGCGGACGCCGGTGATGGCCACGCCGACCTCGGCGTAGCGGTCGCCAACCTCGTCCAGCACGCCGACGTTGTCGCTGCGAATCTGCCCGCCGAGCTCGCGGAAGCGCCGCCGCTGCTCCTCGAGCGCCTCACTGCCGCCCCGCAGCATGCGAATCATTGGCCCGCCGGCGCGGCCGAAGACGGCCATGGCCATGCGGGTGCGCAGGCTCGCGTTCTCGTTGCGCCGGAAGCCCTCGGCGAGTTCGGGCATCAGTTCGGACGCGGAGCGCAGCTCGCCGCTGGCATTGCGCAGCGGGATCCGCAGGCGGCGGAACAGCGCGGCCAGATCGTCGTTTTTCCCGGCCGCCGCCTCGGCGATGCCCCGCTGCAGCTTCTCCAGCGCGCCGGTCATCGCCTCAGCGCCGATGCCGGCCTGCGCGCCGGCGTGCTGGAACTCCTGGATGTCCTCGACGGACATGCCGAGCTGGTCGGACAGGTCCTGCAGTGCACCCGCGGCATCGACGGTGCCGCGGACCATGTTCGCGAAGTAGGCCAGCCCGGCGCCGGAGGCGAGCGCGCCCAGCGTGCCGCCCACCACCGCCAGGCCCGCCCCCAGCCGGGCCACGGCGGAACCGGCCTGCCGCGCCATCTGCGCCACCCGGGTCAGGCCGGACTGGTCCGACAGGGCGCGCAGTCGGTCCGCCATCAGGCGCAGGTTCTGGCCGACCGACAGCGTCTCCGGCGCCAGGCCGCGCAGCCGCGCCTGGATCGCCCGCAGCGGCGCGGCGGTGCGGTCCAGGACGGATATCACCGCCTGGAAGGTGCGATTTACGGCCATCTGCGGGGTTTGGCTCCGTCAGGAGGGTCGGGTGGCCTCGGCGTTGGCTCAGGCGGAGCGGGCCGCCACGGCCTCGGCGGCGGCGATGCGCTGCGCCTGCTCCAGGTAGAGGTGGAGCTCGGGCAGGGTCAGGCCCATGACATGCTCGACGTCGCGCCAGAACCGCGCGGCGTCGAAGTAGGCGTTCAGGAGGTCGTCGGGGCGGAGCTGCCCGTCGCCGGACCGAAAAAACCCAGCACCACCGTGGCCGCCTCCTGCCAGTCGCTGGCCGAGAGCTGGTCGACCGCCGACGGCGGCACCTGCGCCAGCTGGGCGATCATGCGGTGCATGACAGAGGCCTCGATCTGCATCGATTCATCGGCGCCGAGGCGATAGGGCACGCCACAGGTGCGGAGGTCCCTGCCCGTGGGCTCGCGCAGCTTCAGCTCGGAGAGCGTGTTGCCGTGCGCCTCGATCGGCTTGCTGAGGCGGACGACGGTCACGCGCCGATCTCCTTGCAGTCGGCGCCGTTGAAGGTGATGGTCACCCCGCCGTCGTCGTTGCTGTAGTCCAGGTCACCGGACTGGAACGCCTCGGTCAGCACATAGACCGTGCCGTCGGCGATCTCGGCGGTGACGGTGGAGTTGGTGACGCCCTCGAAGGCCTTAAGGCTGAGCTTCTCGTCCTTCGTGACCTTCAGCGAGATGCTTGGCGACCGAGGCACTTCCTTGTAGCCGTGCACGCCGTCGACGCCGGTGACGGGCTCGCGGGTGCGGGACAGCGGGCTGATCGTCAGCTCGCCCTGGACGGCGTACTGCACGCCGTCGCGGAAGACATAGGCCGTGCCGGCCACGCGCTTCAGCGCCATGGGTCAGGTCCCCTTCTCTGCGGGTGGAGGGTCGGTCAGGCGCGGAACTGCGCGAGCACGGCCAGCACGCGCAGGCCGTTCACGAGATTCGGCGCATACAGGACATTGAGGCGGGAGCGGTCGTTCGCATCCCGCTCGACGATCGTCGCCGCGGCAAAGCCGTCGGCGTCCTCCACCAACCCCTCCGCTTCCATGGTCGCGTACTGCGCCACCAGCTCGGCCCTGAAGATCTTTGGCGTGACGATCGGCTGGCCCGGGCCGAAGCGCGCGCCATCGTCCGCCAGCTTGCTGCGGGCGAACTTGGTGGTCACCACGCTGCGCAGCCGGCGGATCACCTCCATCAGGGTAAACAGCGTCTCGGTGTCGAGATAGCTGTTGTCGGCCTGGCCGAAGCGGTTCTTCTGGTACGTCGTCACCATGCGCAGGATCATGGCGCTACCGTCCGCGCCGAAGGCCGGGAGGGCGATGCCGGCGGAGAGCAGGCTCTGCTGCTGACTGAAGGTGAAGCGGCTGCCCGCCGCCGGGGTGAGCACCCCGGCGATGCCGAGCGTCTGCAGCGGACGGGCCGGATCGACGCGCAGCGACACGGCGGAGGCGGCCATGGCCGCAGCGGCCCATTCGTCCGGCGGGGTCGGGCTGGCATTCACGCCGAGGATGGTGGCGTGCTGGTCGTTGCGCGCGGCGCCGAAGGTCAGCAGGTTCGCGGCGGTGTCGGATTTGGCGGAGAAGACATGGCCGTAAAGCTGACGCGCGTAGCTCCAGCGCCCCGTGGTGTCGTTCATCACCGCGGCCACGGCGTCGAGCTGGCCGGTGGCGGTGTAGGGCATCGCGATGAAGTCGAAGGGCTCGTCGCCCAGCCGCGCCTCGAGCTCGGACAGGTCGGGATCGGTGGCGCCACCGGACATCGCGGTGATGGTCAGCCCGACGCCGGCCGGCAGGGCCTCCCCGCCCGCGCTGCCGCGGTAGCTGTGGCGCACGTCGATGGCATTGCCGACCGCGCCCTTGTGGCGCGCCGTCAGGGTGACCACGGCGCTGGCGGCCACGGCGGTGACCGGCAGGCGCGCATCGGCATTGACCGCCGCGGCGAGGGCCGTGGCGATCGCCGTCGCGGCCTGGCCGGAGGTGACGCCGACCGAGACCAGCCGGCCGCCGGCATAGAGCGGGATGGTGCCCGCGGCGGTGGCCGGGCCGGTGACGGTGACGGTGCAGGTCGCGGCCACGCCGGCGCCGGCGTCCTGCAGCGGCAGGATCCAGACCTCGCCAATCGGGTCGTTGGCCCGGTAGGCCTGCATCATGCGGGCGATCATTGAGCCCGCGCCGCAGAGGCTCGCCACATCCTCGACCGAGGCGGCATAGCGCAGCGTGGCGGGCACCGAGGCGACCGTCGCCTGGCCGATCAGCAACGCCCGTTGCACGGCCCGAGCGCTGTTCGCCCGGCTCGCGTCGAACTCCGCGTAGAACAGCGGCACCCGCAGATCTGCGGGTATGGTCGAAAAGCCAATGGCCATGGCTCGGGGTCCTCAGCTCTGCGGGATGGTCAGGGTCAGGTCAGCCTCGGCGCGGCCGTCCGGGCCGGACGCGCGCGTCGGGGCGGCGGGCGCCGGCCAGGGCGGCGTGGTGCCGTAGTCCCCAGTGCGGTCCGCGGGATCGATGGCGTCGAGACGGACGTGGACGCTGGTGAAGGGCGAGAGCCGCGCCTCGGCCGGCTCGAAGTCCTCAGTGAAGACCAGGTCGACGGCGTGGCCATCCTGGCCGACATGCCGCTCGCCCTGCCCTTCGATCTTCCGGCGCGTCTCCATCTCCCGGATGTCCTCGCAGATGGCGAGGAGCGAGCCCTCGCGGAACAGCGCCGCGTCGATCGCCTCGGAGATGGCGTCGAGCGTCGCCTCTACCTCGGCCTCGCTGCCACCTTCCGCGCGGGCGATGATCGTGGCGGTGAAGACCGTCTCGTAGGTCGGCACGGCGTTCGGGCCGGACTTCGACCGGCGGCGGCGATAGTCCAGGTACAGCAGGACGGCCGGCATTGGCTGATAGCCGGCGTCGTTGCCCTCGCCCGGCACCGGCCAGGCACGCCCCGCATAGACGCGGCCCTGCGCCTGCGGCACGCCGTCGCTCAGGAGCTGCCGCAGGAGATCCGCGAGATCGGCGCGGGTGGCGACGGTGGTCGCGCTCACTGCGGCATGCCTTCGCTGCGGGCGCCCAAGATCAGCAGGATCCCGCCGGCGCCGTCGGGCTGCACGTCGCTGACGCTGTAGCTCTCCAGCGTCCCGCCCGGCACGGCGGGCAGCACGTCCACGGCCTCGCCGTTCAGGAGCTGCACCTGCACGCGGTCGCCCTGGCGCGGGGTGAAGCCGGCCGGCAGGGCCCCGCGCTGCAGGCCTAGCTGCACCTGATGGGTGGAGACCGGCGCATCCTGCGGATCCAGCCCGAGGTTGAGATGGACCCGGTCGAAGACGCCGGTGATGGTGAGCGGCTGCTCCTCCGCGCGGCGGATCAGCACCGTCACACCGAAGGCGGCCATGGCCGGGCCGAGCAGCAGGCCGCTGAAGTCGATCGCCATGGCCGTCATGCCCTGCGCCGGTTACGCCCAGGCGCCGGTGGCAAGTTTGCCGCGCATCAGCACCTCGGGGCGGGAGCAGAGGAACAGCGGGTAGCTGTAGATCTCCTGCTTCCACCAGGCGTTGCGGTCCTTGTCGACGATGGGGATGACGTATTCCTTCTTCCCCATCGTGTTGATCCAGGGCGCGAACTCGGCCGGCGCCATCACCTCCTGGAAGACGTCGCCGGCGCCCTGCGGCACGAAGCGCACCTTGTCGGTGCCGACGGCCACCGTGGTGCCGTCGTCGGTGCCGCGGTAATTCGTCCAGCTGATGCCGCCGAAATCCATGGCCTCGAAGGCATTGCCGCCGCGCAGTTCCTGCGCCGCCTGCCAGTTCAGGTAGGTCTTCTCGACGTCGGGATGCGTGGTCAGGGCGTCCCAGAACTCGTCACCGCAGATGGCGACCACGCGGCTGCGGGAGGTGAAGGAGCCCTTGCAGGCCCGGATCATCGCCCGCACGACGGCGTTGCAGGCCTTACGCAGCCTGCCCTCGAAGCCCGCGGTGCGGTCGGCGAGGTTGAAGTTGAGCTCGGCGGGCTCGGCGATGCCAAACTCGGTGAAGTAGTTGTAGATGGTGCTGCCATCGGCATCGAGCACGATGCCCTGGATGGCGCCCAGGCGATGGCGCTCGCGCGTCAGTTCCAGGCTGTTCTGCAGGCCCGTGGGGCCGGAGAGCCGGCGCGCCACCTCGGCCTGGATCTGCATCAGCGCCGTCTCCTCGCCAAAGTCGCGCACGCCCTCGACCTCGGTGGCGTAGAGCGTGTCGGAGAGCGCCAGGCGCGTGGTGCGCAGATCGCGGATCTTGCGCTTCTCGCCGGTGCGCTCCTGCGGCGGGGCGCCGAGCTCGCTGGTCTTGATGACGGAGAGCTGGCCGTCGCGCTCCTCCACCGCCACGGTGCGGGTGCGCACCGGCGTCGGCACGAACAGGCCGAGCTCGCCGAGGCCGATCGGCAGGTAGGGGTTGCGCTCCACGTAGCGGGTCAAGCTGATGGTGGAGAAGGCATCGCCACGGAAGATGTCGAGCATGGGTCAGGTCTCCGGCCCGCGCGCAGGGCGGCGGGTGGCTGAGGTGCTGCGCTTGCGCGCGGGGACGGGAGGAGGAACGGCAGGCGGCCGGAGGCCCCAGGCCGCTGACGGCGGGTTCAGCGCAGGATGATGCCCTGTAGCGCCAGCTGCGCCTTGGCCGCGGCCTTGGCCGCAGTCAGCGCGGCGCCGGAAAGGCTGGCGTCGTACTGCAGCTCGGCCGCATTCACCTCGGCGTCACGCGCCGTGATGGTGCAGGGCCTGCTGCCCGAGGCCGGGACGGTGACGCCGCCGAACAGGACGGCGACGGCAGGCCTACCCGTGGCATTGGTGAAGGGCACCAGGCTGCCGTCGCCGGCGGCGACCGCCAGGCTGAAACTGTCGTTCACCACGAAGTCGGTGGCGCCGTCGGCGATGGTGAAGCGGATCTGGTTGTTCCACTCCGTGCCGACCGCCACGTCGCCCAGCACGTCGCCGGCCGGGTCGGTGATGCGGAAGGTGCCGCCGTTCGTCGCGGCGGTGATGCAGCGGGCGGTATAGGTCCCGACCTGCGCCGTGGCGCCGACCGGCGCGGAGGCATGCGGCGTGAGCACGCCATTGCCGGTGTTGGCGCCGGGCGTGACGGTCAGCGCGCCGGCGCCGCTGCTGACCAGCACCAGGCCGGCGGCCATGAGCAGCGCGGCGCCGGAGGTGTTGGCGATGGTGGCGGCATCGCGCGAGCGGTAGCCGGGCGCCTCGCTGACCAGGTAGTGGCCGGCGTGGGTGCCCTCAGTGAGGGTGGACATGGTGCGGGGATCTCCCTGAAGCGCGTGGAGCGGGCAGGTGCCGCGCGGGCCCAGGGCCCGCGCCGCGAGTGTCGGGCCGACTAGCGGCCCGCGCCGGGGACGGCCTCGACGGACAGGCCGGCGCGCTGGCGGGCGCGGTCCCAGCTTGCGTCGATCGCCTTCGGGCCCGTGGCCGACGGAGGCGCCGAAGGGCCGGGGCGCAGGCCGGCGAAGCCCGCCATCGCGGCGGAGAGATGGCCGGCGGAACTGGCGGCGGACTGCTGCGACTGTGCCGGTGCGGCGGTGCCGGCGGCGGCCAGCACCCGGCCCGCCTCGTGCCGGCCCATGTGGGTACCGAAGGCGAGCTGCTGGGCCAGAGCCGGGCTCGCCGCGGCGGCGGGGTGGGTGAGGATGGCGGCGATGCGCGCACGCTCCCGGACCCGGGCCTGGGTGACGGGACCGGTGCCGCGCATCTCCTCGCGGTCCTCCTCATCCTCGTCCTCCTCGGCGACCTCTTCCCCGGGCGCCCGCTCCTCCTCCTCCTCCGGCTGCTGCTCCTCGGCGCGCGGGAGCTGGCCGGGCAGTGCGGCGGAGGCGGGACGGCGAGGCGGGTTCGTACCTGCGGTGGCGGCCGGCTGCGGTGCCACCGGAGGCTGCGCGCTGGGCAGTACCGGCGCAGCCGAGGCGTCGGGCTGCGCCGGCTGCGCTGCGGCGGCAGGGGGCTGCGGCGTGGGGGCGGCGCGGGCGCCCAGGCCAAGGAACGGGGCGAGCGCCGCCGCCCGGGCGAGCGGGGAAAGCCTCATGCTGATCTCCTGTGCAATGGCGCGCGGTGGATGCCGGAACCGGCAGGGCGGCGCGCTTCGCCCGGGAATGTTCGCTATCAGCGAATTTTTTGGCATGACCGCCTGGCCGTGCCGAAGAAGGAGCGGGAGCAGCTTCGCGTCCGGCTGGTGGCGATCGCCGCGGCGCCGACGGAACGGCACCCCAGCGTCACGGCAATGCGGGCGCACCGGTCGGCCGCTTCCGCGTTCGTCAGGGCGACTGGCGCGCCGTGCTCATGATCGACGGCGCCGATGTGGTCGTGATCCACGTTGGCCACCGCAGCGAGGTCTACGAGCGATGAACCGCATCACCCCCCTGGCCGAGAGGGCCTACACGATCACCCTCTCTCGCGCCGACTACGAGGCGCTGCTGAGCGAGCGCGAGGACGCCATCGACCTGGCCGCCGTGCACGTGCACGACGCGCAGGAGACCGCCTTGGGCAAGGTAGCAGCGCGGGCCGACTTCCTGACTATGGAGGAGGTCGACCGCCTGACCGCCGGCGGGCACCGATCCGCGTCTGGCGGGAGCACCGTGGCCTGACATTGCGCGCCCTGGCTCAGCCGGATCTCGGGCAGGAGCGACCTCACAGGCGCCATCCGCAACGCCCTCGCGCGCTGGGAAGCGCTGACGCGCAATCTCGCCGACAGCAGGCTCGAGCACCCCTTCGCTGCCGCTGGACTACATTACCGGCGGACCGCTTCCACGGAGGGCGGGTCATTCCGTCCAGCGGCATCAGCCGTGTAACCGTGTCCGCCAAAGGGGCTGAGGGCCATGGAGCGGATCACCCTCCAACCCGCACACGCGTTACATAGAATCCTATTGTGTGCAGCGCCCATCACATCCGCAGCACTATGCGTCTCTCAACGTTCCCAGGTCTGGACCAAGGGGCACTATCCAACCTCCCGCACGATCGGGACGTGCAACCGCGCTCATTCTTGAAACGCCGGCCGTCGCCTTCCGAATCTCGGCGGGATCTCCGGAAATAGCCAACCGCAGCACATCGCGTTCAATACCGACGAAGGTGGGACGCAAGTCCAGGCGGGCTAGGGCCTCTTGGTCTGCCTCCGAGAGACTTGCGGTGCGGGCTGGGCCAGCGCGGGTCACAAGACCACCCACCAAGCCGTCGATGGCGTCTTCCGACGCTCCCGGGCGGATCTCCCTTACAGGTACGTCCTCCAAGGCTCTCCGAGCCTGCGCTGAGGCTTGCGTTTCGCTGAAGGCAAACGAGGCGGATGCAAGCCCGCTAAGCTCGCTGGCCAATTCAGGATGGCCGAGCGGGGCCAAAAGGCCGGCGAGATGCAAGCGCAGGAGACCAACAAAGAGCGCATCCATGTCCTCAGGAGATGTCTCATCCCCCTCATCATCTGGATCGTGAACAGCCAACATCGGCTCCGGAGCGCCGCCGCGCGCCGCTCCCCAACGGGTGACGATTGCGATGCGCTTCAGAGGGATTACCGGGTGATTTCCAGCGTACACGTTGACACGTCCGGCCTGCCGCCAAGCGCGTGCCAATGTCTGGGTGGGGCCGAGCCGGTCATGACAGCCCTTGGCTTCGGCCACGGTCAAGGCATTCATGTCGGCCGAGCACGAGATCCAGTCGGGAAGGTCCCCTCGCTCGCCGTGCCGTTTCTCAATCCTGATGCGCCGGCGCCTGTTTAGGTGAATGGTTGACCGCGCGAGGTGAGCGAAGATGGAAAGACCGAAGTAGCGTTCGAGGTAGGCGCGCGCGACAAATCGTCCAAAAAGTCCTGAAAGCGCAACTTTCACCTCGCGGGCCTGACCCAGAGGCTCGCGAAAGACGAAAGGTGTGCCGGCGCCGGTAGGCTGGAGGAGAGCGTTCAGCACTGACCACGAGCCCAACCCGGCACCTGGTGTTTGCAGCACTTCGCGGATGCCTGCATCCTCGATCTCCTGCGTGGAGAGGGCGACAGTAGGACCTGCTACCGGGTTTTGCGCGGCGGGCTCAAAGGAATGGATGAAAGTCCGGTCCACGGTTTCCTGCTCAGCAGACGCGATTATGGATTCCCATAGGTCCAGGAGCGGCTTTTCCCGGAAGGGTGGGACGCCACCCTCCGGCGCTCGGCATCACTTCGCAGCTGCCTATGCAGATTCCGGAATCTGGGGTGTGAAGGTCGCGCGCACGGGCGTGGGGTCGATGCGAACCGCGATCTCCTCGAACCACCCGCGCACCTCGCCCGCTGGATCACGCTCGCGCAGCATGTCGCGTGTCATGCGGGCCGCCGCATCGGCGTTCAGCCGCAGCTTCGCCTTGCGGCACTTCTCGGCCTGCTTCTTCTCATCGAGTTCCGACCAAACCTTGGGCGAGCCGCTGGCCAAGTGGATCTTTTGAGCGACAATGGTCGGCACGTCGCAGGCGTCTGTGAACACGACCGCCACCTGCATAGCCTCCGCGATCGCGCCCGGGTGCAGGTAATTCTCCATCTCGCGCTTCAATGTGAGGCGTGCCCAGTGAGTGCCACCCCGCGCGTTCACCTTGTCCACGAAGGCGCCGTACTTCGGCGGGGTCTCCGTGTCGCGGTCGTAGATGTGGACCTCCGGCAGGCCGAGGTTGGCCAGATATCGCTCGTTCACCCAGTGCCGGAGGTTGCCGCCACTGGTTACCACGAAGGCGACCCGCGGATCGCTTTGTATATCCGGCACGGCGGTGTCGCCGTCGGCGCGGAACAGGCGCGCCATGTGACCCAGGAAGACGACGTCGTTCGGGCCCTCGACATAGACCAGCACTGCGGCCCGTTTGTCGGGCAGTACGCCGAGCTGGTCCGCTACGTCGAGCAGTACCTCCTCGCCGCCACCTCGCACCTCGGGGTGGCCGTCCGCACCTCGGGCGACGAACCGGATGCTCTCTGCAGGCAGGAGGCCCGCGATCGCGGGCACATGTGTCGTGAGGAGGACCTGCACGCCCTCGCGCTCGCTCAGCTCGGCGAGCGCCCGCACGAGCATCGTTTGGTTGTTGGGGTGCTGCGAGGTCTCGGGCTCCTCGATGGCGTAGATCACGCCCGGGCTCTCCGTCTCGGCCTGCCGGCGTTCGGCCTCGGCCCGGAAAAAGTTCAGCAGGATGAGCCTCCGGACACCGCTGCCCCGCTTGTTGATCGGCACGCCGCCCTCGCCTACCAGCGAAAGCTTGAATCCCTCCCATTTGGGCTCGGCGCGGAACTCTGGCGTCAGCTCCGAGGCGAGCGCCGGGTCCATCTCGCGTAGCTTCTCGATCGTGCGCCGCGCGACCTGCGCCACGCGGTCACGGACCTTCGCCCTGACCTGCTCCAGGTCGGCCTCGACCTCCCGCACCGCCTCCTTCACGGCCAGGGCCATGGGGTCTTGGACCTCAGGGTCCTCGTCCCGGCTCGGCCGGTCGGACCGGAACAGGGCGAAGGTGGGGAGCACCTTCTGGAGCTGCTCCCAAACCTTCTTGCCGTCCTCAGCGTCAAGGGGGATCAGCCGCGCAGTAAGGTCGAGATCGACGATGTGAGCCCGGATAGCAGCGCGGAGTGAACCGTTCGACCGCGCATCAGCAATGGCCTCCTTCGCGATGCCGAGGTCTGCGGCGCGCTTTTTCAGATCGGTGTTCTTAAGTTGAAGCAGGTCCGCGGCGCCGTTCGCCGTAGGGTGCAGGCAGTTGGCATACACGGTGCAAGGCACCGACTTCTTCGAAGCGTCGAAGATCTTGACGACCTCCAGCAGTCCCTCCGCATTAACCAGGTGCTCGTCCGCAAGGCTCGTGGGCGCGCGGGCATCGATGACGATGTGTCCTGGGAATTGGTCGAACACGCAGCCGATCCGGATGAGCGGGCCGGTTTCGCCGCGCATGCAGGCGTCCTGCTGGTCGATCTTCACCGCATCACAGCCGAAGAAGATGGCCAGGGCCTCGAGGATGGTGCTCTTGCCAGCGTCGTTCTTGCCGACCACTGATGTCAGGTCTGCAATGTCGATCTCGGTGCGCCGGGCATACCCGCGAAAGTTTTCCAGGATCAGCCTGCGCAGGCGCATGAGCGGAGTCCCCCACGCCGATTCCCTCTGAAGGCGCGCCTCAAGTTTCGGTGAAACTGAGGAGGCCCGCAATGGAACATTTCAGCAACAAACAGCTGGATTCAGTCGGAGACGGGCGTGCCCCCGCTGCGTGGTCTCGGCACTCCGCGTGACGGTCCCTCACGCGGGTCTGGCTAAACTGGCCGCGCCCAACCGCCGTGCGGGAGGCTGCCGGCGTGCTCGTCGGGACGGGGAGCGCCGGACGGGCAAAGCGGCCCACCTATCCCGGGAACGTTCAGTGACTGCTCCGGGTCGACAGCGGCGGTTCCTGACCGAACCCACCACTAGCCGAGCTGCGCCAGCAGCTCGAAGGCGGCGTCGGGGGCCATCACTGCATCGGCCAAGCCGAGGCGCACGCCCTCCTCACCGCGATATGTCGCGGCCTGCATGCCGCGGAGCGTCTCCGCAGCCAGGCCACGGTTGCGCGCGACCGTCGCAATGAACAGCTCGCCCATCGCATCGATGTCGCGCTGGAAGCGCTCCCGCGCCGGGTCCGGCAGCGGCTGATAGGGATTGCCATCCGCCTTCCGGGCGCCGTGCTGGAAGATGGTCACCGCGATCCCTTCCTCCTCCAACAAGCGGCTGAACTCGGCATGGACGGCGATCACGCCGATGCTGCCGGTGCCGCCGGTGCGGGGCACGACGATGCGGTCGGTGGCGCTGGCGATGGCATAGGCGGCGGAATAGGCGTGCTCCGCCAGGATCGCGTGCATGGGCTTGATGCCCCGCGCGGCGTGGATCGCATCCACCAGGTCGAAGCAGCCGGCGACCTCGCCGCCCGGGCTGTTGACGTGCAGCGCGATGGCCGCGACCTCCGGGTCCGCCAGCGCCTGGGCGATGTTCATCCGGATGCCGTCGTAGCCCGTCGCGCAATCGTAGGACCACGGGCCGAGCCGCTGCAGCAACACGCCTAGCACCGGGATAATGGCGACGCCGTTAAGCACCTCGTAGTAGCGGCGCGGCTCGCGCTCCGGCCCCTGGCCAAAGGCGGCGCCCTCCTGCTGCGGCGGCTCCGCCTCGGCCAGGCCAAGGGCGCGCAGCATGGCGCCGGCTGTCGCCGGCTGCTGGCGCAGGTGCAGGGCGAGCGGCGCGTTGAACAGGCCCGCGGCCAGGGATCCGATCATGCGTCCTGTTCCTCCGTCTCGCGCTCGGCCGGCGCATCGACCGGCACGGCCCGGCCGCCGCCAGACCAGTCGGCGTCCGGCAGGTCGAGGCTGCGCGCAAAGGCGCGCTCCACCGCCCGCTGCTCCAGCACCTCGCGCCAGTCGGCGCCGGAGATCTCGGCGCAGGTGGAGGACAGGGTGCCGAAGCCGGCCTCGAGGCCTAGAAGTTCGCCCTGCCGCTCCTTCACCGGATCCACCCAGCCGCGACCGGGCCCGATCCAGCCGCAGCGGCCGAAGGCGGCGCGGAAGGCCGCGAACTCCTCCAGCGACACGTCGCGGGGCAGCGGCAGTAGACGACGGCCGCCGATCAGCACCGCCTCCTCCAGCCAGGCCACATAGACCGGCGTGGCGAAGCCGACGGCGAAGTCGGAGCGCCGGCGCATCAGGGTGCGCCAGGCGACCAGCAGCGCGGCCCGGGCGGAGGAGTAGTTCACCTTGCGGTAGTCGTTGCTGACCTCCTCCGCGCTGCTGCCGATGGCCGCGGCGATGCTGCGCAGGAAGGCGCCCTCGAAGGTCTCGAACTCGGTGGCGGCCCCGCCGCCGTTGACGGTCTCGATCGACTCGCCTGGCGCCAGGGTGCCGATCTGCACCCCGCCCATCAGCGCCGGGTGCCGCTCATGGTGCAGCTCGCGGAGCTGGTTGTAGGCAAAGAGGTCCTCCGGCACCGAGGCACCGTCGGGCAGCCTGATCACCTCCAGGCTGTCCTGGACTTCCTTCGGGTCGTAGGGAGACTTTACGAAGAAGCCGAGCAGGGTGCGCAGCACCGCCGCCTGCAGGCTGACCTGGTCGAACTTCGCCAGCATCTTGAAGCGCGACAGCACCGGGGTCAGCACGCCGGCGCCGTGGTGAGCGCCGGCGCGCTCCACGTCGTGGTCACGCACCACCAGCGGACGGCCCCAGGGCGTCTCCCGCGGGAAGTAGTCCCACTGCATGGCATCGCCGGCGGCGTACCAGTCGGCGGCATGGCCGCGGCGGATGTGGTAGCCGATCGGCGCCCCGAGATCGTCGATCTCGACACCGCGGCGACGGGTCTTCGTGTCCTCCCCCTCGAAGGGATTCGACAGGCGGTCGGGATCGACCATCTGCAGCGTCGTCGCGTAGCGCGCCGCACCGGTGCCGATGCGCTCCGGCGCCCAGAGCAGCACGCCCAGCGCCTCCCCGTCCTGCATCTTGTGGCGCGCGCCCAGGCGGAACAGCTGCGTCATGGTCAGCGTGCGCGCCGCGTCGCAGTAGCGGTTCGGGTCCTCCGCATAGAGGCGCCACTCGGCCTCGATCTCAGCCGAGAACTCCGCCGCCCAGGTCGCATCGAAGCGCGGATCCAGCCGGCGGAGCGCGCGGCTGTCGGGCCGCGCGTTCAGCCGGAAGGTGGCGCCGATCATGGCGTCCAGCTGGCGGTTGATGCCGCCGGTCGCCCAGCCGTCGTTGCGCACCAGGTCGCGGGCACGGGCGACGATGCGGTCGCGGTCCTGCCCGACCTCGGCGTCGGCGCTGCGGAGCTGCGGCTCCCAGCCGGACATATCCTGGCTGAAGGCGGCGCCGGAGTCATAGGCCCGGCCCGGGTTGCCGGTCAGCGCGGCGCGGGCGCGCACCCGCGCCACGTCGCGGGCGGTGATCGGCTGGCCGTGCGGGCCCAACAGGAGGCGGCGGGGTGTGGCGGCGTTCATCGAAAGGCCACCCCGATCGGCCGGCGACGCGGCGCCTCGCCGAGCTCGCGGCGGAGCTCGGCGATATAGGCGTCCAGCCGGTCAACGTCGGCCGGCGTGTAGCGCGCCATGCGGTTCGCCGCCCCGGCCGCGTAGCTGAGCTGCACGACCTGCGTGCCGGTGATCAGCTTGTGGCGCGCAGCCAGCGCCTCATCCAGGCGCGCGCGCAACGTGGCGGTGTCGGTCACGGGCGGGGGTTCCTGCCGCATGGGATCAGGCGGCGACAGGCGTCGGCTGGTGCTCACCAGCTCACACGCGTATGTCAATCCGACAAGACAACCTGTGGGTGATGTCATGCTACATGCTTTGCTGGCCGGCGGCCTTGCTGCCGTTCTCTCGGCCTGTGCTTCGGTGCAGCCGACCGAGGATGCGCAGCCGCAGCGGCGGGTGGGGCAGACCGTCGAGATCGGGCGCGAGGCGAGCGCACCCGTTGGCGGCGTCATTTTTGGCCAGTTCGACTATCGCGCGGCCATTCGGGCGGTCGCCCAGGACAACTATCAGCGCCAGGTTCTGAACGCGGTGATCCGCGTAAATGCGGGCCAGCCGCTGTTCCGCTCGCTCGTCGGCGGCTCCCGTGAGGGCTGGTGCTCGGCCAACCCGACTTACTTCACCATCATCGGCGCCGAGGCCCGGTCGGCTTGCTTCCTCGACGGCCAGGGCAGGGGCAGCCAGATCGGGCGCACGGGACGCTTCAGCGAAGCCTACGTCGTGAACACGGCCGTGGGGACCGAGCTCTCTGTTGACATCCCATACCGCATCGACGAGATCGCGGCGGGCGGTGGCTTCCGCTACGAACTGATCTACCAGGGCTTCGACCGCGGCGTTGTCCGTGTCACGTACCGCGAATTCGTGGACAGTATGGCCCGGCCAGCCTTCCAGCAGGACCTGTCCTATACACTGGAGCCGGGTGGCCGACCCACTACGGTGTCCTTCCGGTCCGTTCGGCTAGAAATTTTAAGCGCCGACAACAACAGCATTCGCTACCGGGTCCTCTCCGCGTTCCAGTGACGGAGGAGCGTTCTTCTCCGTTGCTCCATTAGATTCAGCGGACCCGGAGCCTATCTCATCCGCGCAGAGGCGGCGGCAGCACCGCCCAGCGTCCGGCGCAGCAGCGCCTGGCGCAGGGCGGCGAGGTTCGGTCCTGGCGCCGGCGGCGGCGCCGCGGCGGCCTCGGCTACGCCACGGCCCCCCGCCGCCGCTGCAGCCGATCCGGCCGCCCCAGCGGCGCCGGCCGCCGGCTCGGCGACGGTCGCCACGGGCGGGGCGGCCATCACCATGCTGTTGCTGTCCCAGGGCGTGGCCCAGGCGGGCGGCCGGTCCCAGGCGATGCGGTGCACGCCATGCAGCCGCGCCGCCACCTCGGCGCCTACCATCAGGTCCACCGCCTCGTTGCGCAGGTGGTCGCCGATCTTCTCCCAGGCGCCGTTCGGCTTGCGCCGTTCGGCCGCGAGTTGCTCGAAGAACGGGTGCGGCGGCTCCTTCGCCAGCAGACCGGCGGGGAAGTGCACCGCGCTCGGCCCTGGCTCGATCCGGGCGAGCTGCGCGGCCAGCGCATCCTTGGCGCCGTTGGGGTTGAAGATCAGCAGCGGCTCGATCCCCCGCGCGCCGGAGCGGCGGTCCTTCCGCTGGCTGTTCGGATAGGCCAGCGTCAGGCGCGGCGCCTGCAAGGCGCTCGCGCCTTTCGTCGGCAGCAGCGTCCAGGCGTCGCGTCCATCCACCTTGCCCAGGCTGCGCGTGAGCCCCTTGGCCCGGGCCCGACGCCAGGCGGCGAAGGCCTGCTCCGTCACGCCGGCCTGGCCCATGCTGTCGAAGGCCGCGCAGCGCACCCGCAGGTAGCGCCCGCTGCCGTCGGCCAGCGGATAGGCGAGGCCGGAGAGGCGCAGCATCAGCGCGTCCCAGTCCTCGGCGCTGGTGGCGGGCTCGGCCTCGATCACGCGGTGATCGACCACCCAGCTCTCCATGCCGGGCCCCCAGCCGCGCGCCAGAAGCTCGAAGCGGCCGCCCTGCACGTCGACGAAGGCGGTCAGCACGCGCACACCCTCGGGCACCACGCGCAGCGGCAGGTTCGGCTCCACGCGCTCCGCCAGGGCCTGTGCGTCGACCGTGCCGACCTGGCGCGGCGGGGCGTAGGTTTCGCCCCAGCCTTTCACCATGACGGTCCGCAGGTCAGTATCCGCGGCGCCGGCCGCGACAGCGCGCTCGGCCGCGACGCGCAGCCGCGCCAGCCGGCCGATGCCGCCCAGCACGAAGGGGCTCATCACCCCCACGATCCAGAAGCCGGCGACCGGCCTTCGGATACGCTGGCCGGTCACCCGGCCGTCGATGTCGATCTCCTCCCCGGCGCCGATCCAGCGGCCGGTCGCATTCATCGCCTGCCGGTCGCGATCCTCGATCTTCCTCTCGCAGCACGGGCAGAGGAGGCGGGCCTCGGCCTCGATGACGTCGAGGGGCGCATCCTCCGGCCAGGTCATCACCATGCGGCGCGAGGTGCCAGGGTTCGGGCTGGAGTAGCCGTTGCAGTGCGGGCAGCCCCACCACCAGGTGCGGCGGTCGCTGCCTGCGTAGAGCTTCATGATGCCGCGCTGGCGCTCGATCGGCGCGCTGATCGGGAGGCCAAGGTCCGGGTGGGAGATGGCGAGCAGCCGGCTGTCGGCGCCGGCGGCCTGGCGCCGCGGGTTCAGCAGCGCTTCCGGATCGCCCAGCGTCTCGTCATAGGCGTCCCATTCATCGGCGACGATATAGCGGACGTGCTTGTTGACCAGGTTGGAGTGGGTGAAGCCGAGGAACTCCACCCGGCCGCCGCGGAAGCGCTTCATGTGCACGCTGTCGCGGCCGACCTTCAGGTCGCCGATCAAGTGCTCATGCGCCTCGAGCATCGGCTCGATCTGCGACTTCACATAGGCTTCGGCGGCCGGCTCCTTCTGCATGTACCAGAGCATGTCGCCGGGATCGGCGTGCATGACGTGCAGCAGCCAGTTCTCGGCAGTGCCGACCGTCTTGCCGCTGGCGGCGGGGCCGACCATGGCCACCGTCTCCACCCCCTCTTCCGTCAGGGCCTCCATCGGCTCGACCAGGTAGGGGGCGGTCGCATGGTCCCAGCGCTCGAGGTGCGCGCCGTGGCGGGACTTCACCCAGCGATGCTGCGCGGCGTGGTCCGCGACCGAGATCCGCAGCGGCGGCAGCAGCGCGCCGAGAGATTCGCGCAGGATTCGGCCGGCATCGGCGTAGGGGAAATCGGCCTCGGGGTCAGGCCGGCGGCGCTGCGTCATCGTCTTCGGCCGGGGGAGCCGGGATGTCGGGCGAGAGCAGTTCCACCAGGCGCCGGTGGATCTCGCGCTGCTGCGCCTCGATGTAGCGGCGCATGTCGCGCACCACCGCATCGGGCAGGTTGTGACGACGGCCGAGCGTGCCGGGCAGCGCCTGCAGGGCCTGGTTGAGCGGCGTCCACGCGAAGGAAAGGCGCTGGCGCATGTCGGCGGTCGACACCAGGAACTGGCGCTGCTTGCGGAGCTCGTCCTCCTTGATCATCGCCTGCGCGTTCTTCAGGCGCTCGGTCGGAGTGAGCTGCAGGTCCTCGGCTGGCGTCAGCAGCGATTCGGGCAGGCTGATCTGCGCCAGCAGCTCGGACCGCTCGGCCTTCCCCGCCTCCTCCTCGGCGCGGCGCGCCTGGACGAAGGCGATGACGGCCTCCGGGTCGAACTGCCAGGGCACGCCGTTGGTGCCTTCGCGGAGCACCGGAAACTCGGGATAGCGCTTGATCAGCTCGCGCATGGTGGGACGCGAGACGCCAAGCTTACGCGCCATCTCCTCCAGGTTGACTTCAACCACGTCCGGTCCTCCACTGCGGACAGCAACAGGAACGGCAACAGAAGCCGTTGTTTTACTTCATAAATTCGGTCGAAAACCGGGGTCCGAATTACCCGTGGTGGCGACGGGCCAGGGGAAGGACCCGCGTAATATTGTTGCGCGCCGGCGTCAGGGCTTCGCCGTGGCGAGCGCCCGCTCGAGCGCCCCGCCGAGTAGCAGAGGCAGGTTCTCCTCGACCGAGCGCATGGCAATGGCGTCGAAGTCGAAGCGGGGCGCGTAGCGGGGCGGCGCCTTCACGTAGACCAGCACGGGCAGCACGATGCGACCGAGCGCAGAGCCGTGCACCTTGTAGATCGCTGGCGGCAGCCCGCCGCCGCGCGCGCCCCTGCCCTGCGGCCGACCCGGCACGATGGCGAAGTAGCTCTCTCGCCGCTTACCCCGCGCCTTGCCACCGAAGGCACCCTGGTTCTGGCCAGAATCACGCTGCGCCTGCAGGGCCGAGAGGATCTTCACCACCTGGCCCGGGACCATGTTACCGTGCTTGTCCTGGTCCGCGTAGCGCGTCGGCACCAGGGCCATGCCGTCGGGCAGCACCCCCGCGGCGGCGAGGCGCCTCTCGTGTGCCTTCAGTGCGCGCTGCCCGCCCAGAATCTGCGCCCGCAGGTACTTGCCCGCCGGCACGCCCTTCGGCGCGAAGTCGCGGAAGTGGACGTTGGCCTCGAGCTTCGTCTTCTTCGCCGCCTCGACGTAGAGGCTGTTCAGCGTGAAGGGCTTGGGCCGGTCGAAGGTGCGCTCCATCGCCTCGCGCAGATCCGACCGCGCCTGATAGGCGGAGCGCGTCAGCGCCAGGGCCGCGGCGAAGGGGAGCTGCTTGCGGCCAAAGTCGTCGAGGGTGGCGGCGAGGCGGGCGAAGTCGTGCTTCACGCTCAGCAGCACCGCCATGGCTGCCTCCGCCCGAAAATGAAAGCGCCCGGCGCGGGATGGTCCCGGCCGGGCGCGATTCACGACAGTGACAAATCTGTAGAGCGAAATGCCACGAGCCGTCAAGCAACCTGTGCGATGGTCTTCTCCTCCGCCCAGCCAGCGAGGAGGGCGTACTGCCAGAGGCTGCGCTGGAGCAGCCGCAGCGCGCGGGTATCGCTGATGCCTCTCTTCGCTCGCACCCCACGCGGGCTCAGCCCGTCCACCGCCATATCGAGTGTCAGGTCGACCAGGGAGATGGCGGGCGTCACCACCTGCGTGCCGGCCCACTCGGCCCAGGCCGCATAGCGAGCGGTGCGCGCCTGAACCAGCGGATGCTCCGCCACCTCTGCCCCCTTCGGCATCCTCTCGGCATAGAGGCCGCAGCGGGCGTGCAGCGCGCGGGTGACGCTGTGCCAATGCTCCGCGATCTCCCGGCCGGCGCGCAACTGCTCACCCCGCAACCTGCCGTCCTGCGCCATGGCGACCAGCACATCGCGCCGCGGCACGTAGGCAACAGGCTGCGCCTCGCCCTCTGCGCCCCGCACCCGCTGGCGCTCGCGCGTGGCGAAGGCGGCCATGCGCGCCCGCTCCGCCTGGCGATCCGTGGTGCAGTACGCCTCGCCCTGCACCACCTGCCCCTCAGCCCGCAGCTTCAGCACCATTGTCCCACCCCTGTCCCGCCGTTGTCCCGCTGTAACTCTTTGATTTCACTGGAATGGGACAAATGGGACGAATGGGACGTGACAACGGAGCACATACGTCGCGCGCCCGCACACATAGACCCCTGTATCGCTGTCCCATTTGTCCCATTTGTCCCATTGCTTCCCCTTCAAGGGCTTATTCTGGGACAGCGACGGGACGTTGCCTGCCTCATGTCCCATTCCCCGCCGAGGGCGCGCCCTTCGGCTCCAAGCCCGCCGCGCGCCGCGCCTGAACGGCGGTGCTGCCTGAGCCGAGCATGGCCACCACCCAGTTCGCGTCGAGCCGCGCCTCCGACGCGATCTCCTGCAGCTCCTCGAGCGTCGCCGAGCGCTGGGGTCTCTTTGGGATCAGGGGCGCGGGGACGATGACGCAGCGCGTCTTGCTGGCGCCCACCCATTGCGTGTCGGGTGGCTTGATCGCGCCCGGCAGGCGGCCGAGGTCCTCCCGCCACTTCCCTCCGCCCCAGCGCGTGCCCTCGAAGATGCGCGACAGCCGCGGGTGCTTGTTCGCGACGTAGAGACATCGCTCTGCCCGGCTGCGCTTGGGGTAGGAGGCGAGCTCCAGCCCATGGTCGGAGAGGATTCGCCGCGCCTCCTCCCCGTCGGCGTCATCCATCGCGCCCTTCATCACCAGCGTGCCGATGCTCGGCCTCTCGCCGTGGCGCTGCAGATCGGCCGGGCTTTGCAGGAGGTGTGCCAGCGCCGCGGCGGGCCCGCGATCCGGCTCCATCTCCGCCTCCGTCACGGCCAGCCAGCGGAACTCCTCCACCAGGTCATGCGCAGCCGTGTCGCCTTCCAGCGGGTCATCCGAGAGCATCATCTGCCGCGCAGCCAGGATGGTGCCCACCTGGTCCGCGAGGCGCGGCGCGCAGCCGCACTCCATCAGCTCCTTGCGCAGCAGATCCAGGTTACGGGTGAAGCGCTCCATGCCGGCCAGTGCGCGCCCCAGCAGCGATGGCGCGAGCTCGCGCAGCGCCTGGATCTCCGCATCGCTCGGCAGCCCCTTCCCGCCTGGCACGCGCCGGCCGAGATCGAGGCGGGTGATGCGGCTGGCGTCCTGCGGCTCGAGGTCCGGCGGCAGGATCGCGCCCAGCACGGCCGCCGCATTCACCTCGAAGACCTGCGCCCTGCCGCCTTCCCCGCCCTGCACCTTCACCGCGCCGCGGCCGCCGGAGGCGCGGCGCAGCAGCATGATGGTGCGGCGCATCTTGTCCTGGCCTTCCTTGTCGTCCTCCGCTTCGTCGAGGACGACAGGGGCACCGCGGCCGCTGAGCGCCTGGCGCAGGCCAGGCTCGGTGTAGTCGTTCCACACCAGGGCCAGCGGGCTGGCAGCGGCATAGAGCTCCATCAGCGTGGACTTGCCGGAGCCTTCCGGCCCCACCACCAGGCCGTGCGGCCGCCAGCGGAGCGCGGCGCCAAGCAGGCCAGCGCAGAGCAGGCCGAAGAATACGGCGGGCGCCGACGGCTGCTCCCAGTTCCAGCGGCCGATCAGCTCCTCAACCCACGCAGCCCTCTCGGGGTCGCAGGGGCTGCTGACGCGCTCCGCCCAGCTCGGCTCATCCTCCGAGGCCGGCGCCTGCATCACCGAGGGAGCGGCGGGCCACAGGGCGCCATGAGCCCGGAAGCCTGCGCGCTGCTCGCGCCAGGACTCGCCGGGGAAGAGCACCGAGGCGCCGGCATGCACCACCACCTGGTCACCGGCGCGCCAGATGCCGACGCCGCGCTTCGGCTCCTCCGACCGGAACAGCCCGGCCGAGTAGCAGGCCTCCACTAGGTGCCGGTTCACGGCGCGGGCGGAGAACCACCCCGTCGGCTCGCCATCCTTGTCGCGCTGCGGAAAGGCGCTGATCGCCCAGCGGATCCGCGCGCCGAAGAGGGCAACGAGTTGCGGCGACTGGCCGAGCGCCTGCGCGCCCATCTCCCGCAGCTCGCCGGCGGCGTTGAAGAAGACGAACATGCCGTTGCGGTGGCCGAGCGCCACCACGGGGCAGCCCTGCGGATCGGCCTCGCCCGGCGGATCCCTGGTCTCGCCGCTGCCGCCGTCTCCGCCCGCGCCACCGCGGCGCTTCGCTTTGCGCTCCTGCCGCTCGGCCTGGGCGAAGGGCACGATGTTCGGAGCGCTCATCAGATGAGCGCCCCCTGTGACGCTGTGACGCGTGGCGCCGCGACGCGTGCCGCCGGGACGCTGGCCTTGGCGTCGTCCAGCTTGCGAGGAGCGGACATAGCCTGCAGCGCGTCCAGCACGCCGCGGCTGTAGGCACGCAGCTCCGCCGGCGCGCTGTACTCCTCCGGCGCCACGAGAGCCGCACATACCTTCTCGGGCGTGTCCTCCGCACCAGTTAGCGCGTCCTCGAGCAGCACCACAGCGAAGTCGGCATGGCCCGCCTTCAGCTGCGCCAGCACGGCGCGCATGCTGGTGACAGGATCGATCACGCCGCCCTCCCCTCTTCCTGCTGAGCCACGAAAAGCGGCGGCGGCTTCGGCAGCTCGCGCTCCAGCAGCCGCTTCACCGCGCGGCCCTGCTCCGTGTCCGTCACCACGATCCCGCCCGTCAGGCTGCGCAGGTAACTCTGCGCCTGGGCGTCATCGCCGAGCGGCAACACAGCGCCCTGTCGCGCAAGGGCCAGCCATTCGCGCGCATCGCGCACCAGGCGAACCGGCTCTGGCCACTCGGCAACCAGCACGCCGCTTGCGTCGCCGAGGGCATAGGCCATGCCGGTGAGGCGGAGCGGTGGACGTCGCAGTTCCCAGTCGAGCGCCAGCAGGTCGAGAATGTCGGGCCCGGCGAGCGCCAGCCATCCCCTCTCCAGCGCCCAGCCGTCGCCGAGCGGGTGGCCGTGGACTGGGTCATAGGCAATGCCCGGAGCGGGCCGCAGATCCGCCAAGGCGCCGCCACGTACGGCCAGGATCAGGCATTCGTCGCGCTCCCGCGCAGCTCGCGGGTCCAGCGGTTCCCACCAGCCCTCAGCGACGCGGCGCGCGGGCCAGGAACCGAGCACCAGGATGAGATGCTGGTGCTGCGCGCCGAGCGGCCTCAGCCGACGCAGGCGATGCCGTGCGTTCGCGAACAGCACCTCCGGATCCATCATGCCTGACCAGCCGGATTGCCATGGAGCGCGGCCGACTGCTCCACCTGCGCCGTGATGGCCGCCAGCACATCGCGGCGCGCCGGAGCAGCGCACCGATAGGCCACCATCTGCCCCAGCAGATCCGCCATGGCGGAGAGCGAGCAGACGACGCCGTGCGAGCGTAGGAACTGCGCCAGGTCCTCGACCAGCTTCTGATCAGCAGGCGGCAGCCGGAGGCCCTTCCGCTTCGGCAGCGTGGCCATCACCCCTCCCCGAAGAGGCCCCCGGCGGCGGGGCCGCCGCCGCCGGGGCAGTTGAGGGAGGAAACGCTCGCCTTGCGGGCCTCGGAGCGCGCGGCGCGGCCGCGCGGCAGACGGAAAACCTCGGCCAGGTATGCGGCCACGCCGACGGCGAGCAGCAACCATCCGGCACCGGCCAGCGCCGCCTCGGCGAGGCCCAACATCAGGCCGGCTCCCGCAGTTTGGCGGTGCCGATCGGCAGCACCGGTCCGGCGAGCAGCGTTCTCGCTGCATCGGCCGCACGGGCGACGGAGGCAAGCCGCTCGATCAGGCTGGTGCGCTCCGCATCCGCCAGGCGGCCGTCCTCCATCGCCTCGGCGAACTCGGCGCCGAGCTCCGCCGCCTCCCGCAGCGTCGCTGCGATGGCGCGCGGCTCGGTACCCTGCACCGCCTCGGGCAGCGGCAGCAGCCTGTGATGCGTGGCGCCGGCAAGGACCGAGGTGAGCAACGGCGCCATCGCCACATGCTCCAGGTCCGCGACATAGTCCGCGCGCGGGAAGTCGGGCTGCCGCAGATCCGCCATGGCATGCAGGCGCGAGGGCGCGGCGCCGACGCAGGCGCCCGCTGCCTCGAAACCGCCGACGGCACGGACGAGCCCGCCGAATGCCGTCTTCACGGCGGCATAGAATTGCGGGTGGTGCACCTGGTGCTTCATGTGGCGGCTCGCTGCTGAGGGAGCGGAAAGGGATTCCGGCGACAGGCAACCGCGGCCGTTGCAGGCTGCAGCGCATGAGATGCCCCGCACGCCCGTTCGAGTTGATGCCCGCCGCGCTGCTGGCGGCCGCGCTGCTGCTGGCGCTGGCGCAGCTGCTGAGGGCCTGTGCGTGAAGGGTGGACGCGCAGCAAGTGTAGTGGGCAGCGTCGAACGCAGTCGGCGGAGATCGTCGCCGATGAAAACGCAGGGGTTGAGATCCAGGCCAAAAAAGGGGGCGCACTCCGAGAAGCGCGCGAATTCCGGCCGTCAGGCGCAGGCGCGGCCATCAGTAGTGCAGAGCGCATCTCAGGCCGCCTCCGGCGATTCAGCGCGGGCGGCCGTCTGTCGGGCGACACCCTCGGGCCATGCCAGGTCACCCGGCCAGTTCTGGGAGAACCAACCCAGGACGTGGTGCAGCGTGTCCACCGAGCATGTCTTGCCTGCGCGCATCCGCTCGAAGAAGCGGCTGTCGCGCCCCGCCAGGTTAGCAATTCGCGCTTCTGACCGGCCGGTCGCTCGTGCGTACGTCTCAACCAGCAGTACCAGGGACGCTCGGTAATCCATGGACCTCGCCTGCGATAATTTCATCGCAGAAAGCACGATAGTCATATCGCATGCGCGCGGCAAGCCCCTGCGACACAACTATCGCATGGCCTACGAATTGCTCCTCTCGCGAATCGAGGAACGGCTGCGTGCGCTCGGATTGAGCGAACGCAAAGCCTGCCTCATGGCCGGGATCGGCGTGAACTCGATCCGCCACCTCCGGCCGCCAAGGCAGCACGCCCCGAAACCGGCCACCCTCGCGAAGCTCGCGGAGGTCCTGAGGGTGCCACCGGCCTACCTCCTGGACGCAGCTGCCGAGGACACGCCGGCTGCCCCGAGGGTGCAGGCCATTGCACTGCAGACGGTCTTCGTGCGCGGCGCAGTCCAAGCCGGCAACTGGCGCGAGGCCATCGAGTGGAACCCAGCAGAGTGGTTTCCGGTAAGCGTGCCATCAGACGATCGCGTACCTTCGTCAGTGCCTAGGTTCGGCCTTCTGGTCCGCGGCAATTCGATGGATCGCATCTACCCCCACGGCACAATCGTTATAGTCGTCCGCTATCAGGATCTTGGTCGCGTTCCGCGGACCGGAGACAAGGTCGTTGTGCTCCGGCGCTCCCGCGACTCTGGCGAGTTCGAAGCCACGCTGAAGGAATACGAACTGGACAAGCAGGGGCGACACGTCCTTTGGCCGCGCAGCACCGCGCCGGAGTTCCAGACGCCGATCATGCTGACTGAACCGACCGCGCCGCTTGCTGACGGCGACTCTCCCATTCCTCCGACGGTCTTTGCCGAGCCGGAGGGCGACACCAGCGGCGAGACGGACCTGGTCATCAGCGGGCTGGTGATCGGCAGCTACAAGCCGGAGGATTTCACCTAGCCTGAATGCGATATTTTCGTCGCACTTTTCGTTGACGCGATAATTATATCGCAATAGGCTTCGGCACCCGCAACCCAGGGTGCTGATATGCCCGACGACAATTCCACCCCGCTGCCTGGCACCTCGCCTTATGCCGGCAGCCCGTCGCGGAACGGGACGGCGCCCGCCTCCTCCGCCGACCTCTACACGCGCATCGCGCCGCGCCACGAGCTTGTGGCCTACATCGGGCACCCTGCGGACACCCGGTATGCCGCCGCCTTTGGGCTGATCACGGGTACCGCCTCCCTTGCGCGCGACGCGCTGCAGAAGGGCGCTGACACCACCTACGTGCTCGAGGAGGTCCTGCGCACCGTCGAGGCACTGAGCAAGCGCCTCGATGAGCTGCTGAGCCCCCTCGCCGCACCGAGGAGCGGCGCATGAGCCGCCCTCTCTCCGCCTGGTTGGCCGAGATCGGCGCGCGCCTGCGCGCCCAGGCAGCGCGGGACGAGCGCATTCCCGCCGACGCCCTGCTGATTGCCGCGGACTACGTGGACGAGGCCGCCTGGAACGCGGTGGATCGCTGCCCCACCGCCGCCCCGCCGCTCTTCCGCCTGGCGGACCAGCTGCGCGCGGACGCACCGCTCTACACGAACCGGCCGCTCCGCCTCTCTCGACCCCGGAGGATCGCGGCATGACGCTCTGGCTCGCCGAGACAGGCGGCAAGGATGGCCCCGGCTTCCGGCAGCTCGCCTGCAGGCCTCCGCGCGCGGTCTTCGTCCGAAACCCACGCGCGGCGCTGACCAGCCATCCGCTGCTCTTCCGCTTCGAGGGCCATGGTGACCTGACGGCCGAGCTTCACCCCGAGCCCGGTGCCAGCCCCGGCATCCCGGTGCTGGCCAGTGTCACCCTGGCAACCGGCCGCAAGATCCGCGTGCCGCTGGACTGGTGCGCCGACGCGACCAACGTCGCGGCGCGCCGCATCCTCCCGGCCGCGCGCGACCCTCGGCTGCCCGCCCAACAGGGGCAGGAGGCGGGCTGA